ATAAAACTCAATTTGTCCGGCAGACAAATTGAAACCGACGTATTTATTTGTTTCATTTTCATAAAGGATCTTTGAGGACAATATTCCCGAAGCGATGGAGAACGGACCGATACGTCCTTTATCCGCTGTGATTGTTCCTGTAATCTCTGCATTCTTACATTTAAAATACCCGGTTACGCCGTTGATAAGAAGAGTTTCACCTTTGTCATTAAAAGATTTGAGAACCTTGTCTTTGAACATGAAGCCGGCTACATTCGCACCATCGGCAAACAGGGTGTCAGTGGCGATATTAACAAACTTCTGCATGGCTTCCCAATTGGAATCCCCGTTGACAGATGTAGGGGCGGCGGTTACACTGGCACCATAGTTCCGCACAAGGAAATTATAATACACGCCATTGAACTTGTAGATGATCTTGTCACGATAGCTGGCGTTCCATACATAGCTAGTACCAGATTGGAATACTCCCATATCTCTTGGAGAAGCCCCTGTCGCTCCAGTTGCTCCTATGGCGCCATCATTTGCAACACCCACCCCTTTTTCAGCGACAAAATTATTATTCCATGCGTTCGCGTCCGATGCGGATTGATAAGCCCGGACGGCAAACTGGGTGTATCCGGCTGTCGCTGGAACGGATATCTGATTGCTTAGGGTAGCACCTACATGAGCCAGCCAGCTTCCGTTATACTTACGGGCTGCCAGATAAAGCGTGCTGCACGTGCTCACATTACCGCCTACATTCTGTTTCATGGTTACGACAAACGCTGATGGGGATGGCGTGCCCGTACTGGTGAAGTTGATCACGCTGACAGGACTGTCCAGCCAGTAGGATGCCGACGGTCCGACGGGGGCAACCATCTCCTGCCAGTCCGCATGTACCGTCCGGTTCGCAGATCTGCCGGCGAGGATGTATCCGCCGTCTCTTTTCCTGCGGAGTCTGCCGTTTCTGAACTTGGCGATTTTAATCGGAGGGTTGGAGGTTTCAACCTTGCTTAAGTAAGATCCTCCGGCAAACGATACTGTACTGTTCTTGGCATACGGAGTATTGGCGGATTCCCAATGACCGGCTGCTGTGATGCTCTCACCATCCTTTCCGTCACTGCCGTCCACAACCATCGGGACAGTCTCGACATCAACCGCCTGACCGTTCACGTAGAACACGAACTTCAAGCTACTGGTAAAATTACCGGAAGCCACCCCGACACCATCACCGATGGGAACCTCGGCCGCACCGTCACGACTGTACTTCAACTCCCCGTCCGTTGTGGCCGTAGTGACCGCACCGACTGTCTTCATACGCCGGCAGGATACCGAAGCTACACTGTAACCGCCGTTCTTGTTCTTGCTGACCATCGTGGCCGAAGTGACAAGGCTATAAATTACCGCATCGGAACCGTCCGCCCCGCCACGGACACCGGTTATCTTGAAAGTCAGTTCACGGGTATAGAGCTGCCCGTTCTTCATTGCAGCCAGTGTGATGGTGACCGTATTCTGTTCCGGAACCGACTTTCCGGCAGCGACGGATATCGCCACCGCTCCGGTGGCCTTGCTTGTGCTTGCCGTGAAACCGGCAGGCGTGCTGACTGTTAAAGTCTCAAGGGTGAGTTTCTCGGTACCGTACCACATGGATACATGGGTAGTCCATGACTGTGCGGAAGTAGTAACACCGGTACTGGTAAGAGCGACGCTCACCATCTCATTGTCAAGGTCGGCCATGATATTCGACTCCCCGTCCTTACTCCAACGGTGCACAGGGGCCGGAGTGCTCCATTCACTCCATACTCCATCACGCTTCACACGTTTGCACGCCCATTCCACCTGATGGTCCTGATCAACGCCAAGAAAATCATCCTTCCAGCCTTCCGGAACATAATCATCCTGCTGTTTCGAGTCCGGCTTGTCAGGGATAAGACCGATGATGTTGTTACGGGTGTAGATCCACTCGTAACCTTTGCCGTCCTTACCGTCAGTCCCGTCTTTGACCATGACCATCCACAAACCATTCCGGTATATGTAAGTACAATGGTCAGCCGTATTTCGGTAGCTGTCACCCTCCTTGGGATTGGACGGATGGGATGCGAATTCACCCAGGAAGGTGATGCTCTCACCTTTAAGTTCACGACCGTCCAGCAGTATCTCCCAGTCTTCATGCACGGTCCAGTCGGCTGACTTCCCGGCAAGGATATAACCGCCATCCTTTTTCTTTCGATAATTGCCGTTCCTGAACCTTGCGATCCTGATGGGAGGGTTGGATGTTTTCACCTTGGAGATAAAAACACAGCCCGCCAAAGTGACCATAGTATTGCCCTCGTATGGGGTATTGGCGGATTCCCAATGACCGCCACCTATTACAGACAGGCCCGGATCACCCTTGTCACCTTTGGCGGCTGATACAAGCCAGTCCGGATTGTTTTCGGATGGCTCGGAAGTAGTGCCCTTGTCATTGACGCACAACCATGTGGAACCGTTATGGGGCACACGGGAATAATACGCATACTTCCTGCCCGGCTCCCAGCTAGGGAAGTCGATAGGAACGCGGACTGTGCTACCGGTAATTTCATCAATTTGAAAAATCAATCCCGTCATGATGATATCCTGCAATACTGCCGAGAACCTGTCGCAGTTGATCCCGTTGATGGTCATACCCTTTTTCTTGCCGAACCAGCTCTTCATCTGTGCCGACTCCGGGTCCCAGGTGTTGGCATTGTCAACAAGGGTGATGCAGCAGTTACCGTCACGCACGTCTATGATGATATAAGTCTGACGCTCCTTGTCGGTGAAGTTCCCCGTCTGTCCGAGACGCATCTCGTTATGGGGAACGAACTCATATCCGGGACGCGGAACCATCACGAATGTCTTCTCGTCGTAATCTGCGGAAGTGATACGGTACTGTATTTTCCGGAAACCAATAAAGTCACCGGTAGTGACGCTTTTGTCATGCCAGAAGCCTAGGAGGATATCGTCCGGCTTCTGTCCCAGCGGTACACCATCCTCCAGATCAGGGATGACAGTATAGCTGCCGTCACTATTGGCGACAAAGCTTTTTATCTTCAGCCCTCCGCCGGGACTTATAGTATTATATCCTTCAAAATAGGTCTGACGGTTGAAACGAAGTTCTGGTACACTCAGAGAGCTGCGCAGGACCAAAGCCTCCAGCTCGGCACGGGCGTCCTCACCGATGTAACCTCCGGAAACGCCGGGGATAAAGTCACCGAACTTGGCATAATTCTTAATCAATACTCCGCCTAGCAAGGATAGCAGGAAATTCGTAGAATCCTCCTTATCTTTGCGCAAAAAGTATTTGGTGAGCTTTTCTATATCAGAATTATCCATGTTTTCTAGAATCCCGATAAATATGCGCCCAATTCTTTCAGCTGTATTCTCTCCTTCTGTAGATGCGTTTCTTACTTGAAGAGCCAGTTTCTTTAATATATCAACAGAATCGCTCATTCTCCTATTACACGAAAAACAGTTCTATTAGATTTTAATTTCCCTTCACCGTTATAAAGTGGCATACCGCATTCTTTTAGGTAAAGCACGCATTCTTTCAGGTAGCGGTCAGCTATGCTACATGCATCGCTATACACCATCATCTTTTCCTTGAATACTGTATGACTGCTATATTCACCTTCCTTGTTCACGAAGCCAAAACGGGATACATTCCCATCTCCATTTTTGACAATACAGGCATAGGTATAATAAGCCAAAGCTACGCGAAGTCCAGTGATGATTATCTTCTTTTTACATTTAGTTTCATAAGTACCTCCGTCAAGCAGTAGCTGGTATTTTTCAGGATTTTTTTTCACGTCAAGGAACAGTTCGTCTCCCAACGCTGATTTGATGTAGATATTCTCCGACTCACGGATGTAGGTTTCTATCTTGTCAGGATCGAGATGTACAGACATTCCGCGAGACAAAGCCGATACCTCATCTGTTGTTATTAGATACTGCTGCATTTCGTACATACTTTAATGGTTCCACACTATAATCATTAGAGGGGTTGACTACTTCATACCAATAGCTGAATATACGGCTAAAGGTACGCTCTATTAAGCGTTGTTGCTTGCTTACGATAGAATTGTAATACTCGAAAGCATCTTCCAAAATATCGCCTGAGAATCCGACTTTACCAATACGGATGCAATACCATGGCTCTTGGCCATAAGCTGAATAAATACGTTCAACCACACTTGCGTCAGTAACGGTAAATTCTTTGTCGTAATTTTGTGAGTTCAGATTTATTATTTCAGGTTTTTCCTCATCGCTTTCTAAAGTAACTTCCATAATCTTTCCTGCATTCGTATCACCTTGCAACTGGATGAGTGTATTTGAGAAACTGTCGTCATCGTCTGTATCTTTCACTTCGTTGCCTTCTTCGTCAAAGGTTATGTTCGATCCCTTTTTGGTGAATACCATAGCGCCAGGGAAGAAATTATTTCGTACATTTCTGTACTTGACATTGGACAGCCCTTCATCGGTACTCATTTCTGTAGCCACCCGGTCACCTTTCCCGACAGGATAAGTATTTTTCCCGGCCATTGACACCCATAGGATTTGACCTTTGTAGTATTCAATGCCTCCGGCTGCTTCTATTTGAGCCAGTATAACATCTTTTTGAGGGTTAAAAACATCTATATAGTCGATGTTTTCTTTCTTGACCTGCAGAGCTTTCCCTTTACGTGTCTTCTTTCCGCTCCAGTCTGGATGTACTGCTATTTTTGCCACATAACCGTTTTCATCTTCTTCTGTCAGACGGCAATTTTCAAATGGTACGTGCTGCATCTCCACTATCTCACAGAAAACATTGTAGTTAACATGGATTGCTATTCCATTGAGTTCGGACATGTCTTTACATAGTAACATGTGCACATCATCCAATGTGTCACCTTTTCGATTGACTACATATTTGGAAAAAGCAACCTCACGGAATCCGTTTCCTTCAATGAAGTCAGCGAAACGGTCTGAGCATTCAGATGCAGTAGAGCTTGCAGCAATGATATTCTTTAATGTCTGCGGATATAGGTTGTCCTGTCCGTAGGCTTGAATTCCTAGATTTTGTAAATAGCTTGTATCAATGCGGTTACTGCTTTTCTTTTTTAGATCTCTTACTCTCATATTCGCGAGGTTTACGTTCGTCCTTTATTTCTTTTATTCAACTTTATCTTCGCCTTCTCCATTCATTGCGTTCACAATTTCAATGGCCTTGCTTAGATGCAGATTCAGAACTTTTTTACTGATTTTCTTGCCGTTGATTTGGAAATCTTTCAACGTGTCAGCCACGGATTCTTCAGAAACTCCGTCTTGCAATGATTCTACCATTGAATCAAGCAGGCTTTGATTGTATCCACATTTGTTAACACGTTCTTTCCAGTCCGTAGGTACATGGGCGAAATAAATTTCACCTTTCGGATTTTTGGCAAGGTACTTTTCAGCAACTTCATCAGTGAGGTTGTCATTAGTGTACATTTTATTGCTTCCGAACTCCGGTTGAAGCAGGACACCATTCTTTAATATATAATTACATTTTTCTTTCATACGGTTATTCTTTTTGATGTAAACAGTCATTTCGATTACAGCATCGCGATAGCAGTCGTTACATGATGTCTTAGTGAATTCTTTTCCTAATACTTCCTTGTACAATCTTTCTATCTCCGATTTATCAGAAGAGGAGTAGGAGGGAAGATCTCCTAGCTCCTTTAATTTATCAACCACTTCTTCTAACTCCATAATTATTCAGTTGGTTTTGTCAGTGTTTCAACAAGCGTTTTTGTCGCATCGTAAGATGTTTTGTACAAGAATAATGCTGATTTGGGAACCTTGGTTTCTTGCAAAGAGATATTCCATCCCCCTTCCGTTTCTTCGGAATACTTGTCATTGCCGATCTCTGCGGCTTTCAAACCTTGGTAGTAACCGTAAACCTGGAAAGCTGAATCTCCCGGATTCTCGGTTTTATTTAACCCTTTAGCTTTATTTTCCAATACAACGACAAAATCACCGTTAGCAAGCCCATCAATAATGTCATTGCATACATCGGGGTCATTTGCTAATACAACCATGTTCACTGTGTTAGTGAACGTGTTACGATAGGTTCCTGTTGCCAAGGCTGTATTGGTACCTGTAAAGGGGGTTGCACCGAATACCTGTACCTTGTAACCTTTTTTACCTGTTTTCAGTGCAAGAGTTTCGATCACATTCTTACGGGTTGCGTTGAATGTAACCGCACCGAAATCCACGTCTGCGCGATTCATTATCACACCTTCCTGTTCCAGCCCGGGAACGATAGGATCATCGCACGATGGTGCGATGTCCTTTTTGATTGTTATATCACATATTGCCATATTTGCTCTTTTCGTTAGTATGCTACCTGTACCAACTCATCTTCGCCAATCATGGAGCCTAATTTTCCTGTTGAATAAATGTAGTTCTTGCGGGCTTTCTTATCAAACCAAATATCCAAGTCCGACATCGGTTCGGTGTCCTCACATCCATACATCAAGTTCTCAGGAGAACATAAAACAGCACGATGCGGTAAGTTAAGTTTGGTTTTGTTGTTCTGATAGGCTTGAATAAATCTATCCCAAATGGAACATTTAACGATGGTTGTTCCATCGTATTTGCTGACCTCTACACCGTCAAATACAACTTCCCAGGGCATGATTACCTTGTACTTTTCTTTCATATCGTGAGTCAGAGCATCGCACATTGACTTGGTGGCGAAAATTGCGCATCCGTCTTTTTGGAAAATCCGGCTGTCGGTATCTTGCAACATCGCATCGAATATTGATGTGGCAATGCCTGTTTCTTTCATCTTTGATTTTTGTAATGCATATGATTCTTCTGCGTTGGCTGCAATTTCAGTGTGCTGTCCGGTATTGTTGGTACAGATGGCAAACAGACGTTTGAAAAAACCGTCACATGTTTTAAATAGTTCGATGTTTACTCCGTCAGTGATTTGACCACCTCCAGTGACAGACGCTGCTGATTTATCTCCAAACCATGTAAAACGCCACATCATTTTCATCATAGCTTCAGACAGCTTCGGCAGTACAATACCGTCCATATATTCGGTCGATGTCAGGTCTCCTATATTTGTTCCCGTTTTAAGGCAGTACTTGGCAATGGTGTTTTCCAAGTCTGTATAGCACATTTCCAAAGGAATTTGCCAATCCCCGATTTCCCATTCCTTTTGGGCGGCAGCGATAGCCACTTTTTTATATTCAGGGTCGCATCCGGAGCCGGCTACTCCGACATCTTCCATTTCACCGATAAAACCAGCTTTTTTACCGTTAGTCACATTGGGCATAAACGTCATGAAACGCTCCATGTCCTCATAATGTATTTAGAACCTCATAATAACCCAAAATAACCAGAAACATCTAAGCATAAATCTTTAATATTCAATATATTCTAAAAATTAACAGTTTTCGACTGCTTTTTGATGCTTCCCAAATTTCCACTTATTTTTGAGCCATATTTCTGACGTGGAGAATTTGCGGAGCTTATTTTTTGTTATACCGTACAGTGAGTTGTCAAGGGTTTACAACCATTTACAATGAGTGACAATTTCCTCCCCGATATGTAGCAACAGTCATATCGTGTAGAAATGCGACAACGGTTGACTTCCGTTTACATCCGTTTACCACTTCATGAATATATCAATAAAGAAGCTAACAAGTAAACGATAGAGCAGTATGAAAACAACGAAAAAATGCATTTTTTGTGGCAAGCCGTTTGCAACTCGGAGCGGGATGCAAAGGTATTGCAGCGAGACCTGCCAGACGGAAGCCAAGCGAGCCAGAACAGCGCAGAAGAACAACCTCTTCAAAATTGCCAGTCCTATTATGGAGATACAGCACCAGGAGTATCTCACCTTTTCCAAAGCAGCCATCCTCATGGGCTGTTCCCGGCAATACATTTACAAACTGGTAGCCACCGGTAAGTTGAAAGCCTCACGCCTCAGCAATCGCATGTCATTCATCCGTAAGGCTGACATTGAGCGAATGTTGGAAGGCAATCCCTATCACCGTATTCTCCCGGGCAGCACCTCCAGACCGAAACAATCCACTTCATCTTTCTTGCTTGCCAAAAAAGAAAAGAGGGAACATAAGGCTGATGAAGTGCTTGACTTCTATTCTGGCGAGGAAGTGATGTCCCTTTTTAAGGTAAAGCGGTCATGGCTGTACACTTCTGCAAAGCGTAACCATATCCCCATTTGTCGCATAGCTGGGAAGAACTATTACAGCAAGAAGCATATTGACGACTTCTTTGGTGTGTCTGTCGATATAAGCAGGATAACAGACTGGCTCCTGACGGAGGAAGCGGAAAACCTGTTTGGAATGAAGCCCTCTGCACTCCGGGCATACGTTTACCGCCACAAGATACCCACCAAAAGAGAATACGGACGTACCTATTATTCCAAATCTCATTTGGACGAACTCCGTAGAACCGACCTTGTGAACGATGAACGCTATTGTACGGTAGAGCAGGTTCAGCAAATTTACGGGCTTTCATCCGCCAACATCTGCCACATCGTCAAAACAAAGCACATTGAAAAGATAAAGGTGGGTGTGAAGAACCTGCTCCTGCGTTCTGATGTAGAACGTGTCATGGCAGAGAGGAACAACCAACCGTGAACACTCCGTATCATCGGATAATTATTTCAAAATGATTGTCGTGAGAATACTCACGATTGTTTCACGTTATTCCTTTGCACTGAAAACACGGGACATTCCCGAAAATGTACAACCTATTAAAACCATCACCCATATGAGTAAATGTAAGACAGTTACCTTGCGCAAGCGCAAGATTAAGAACGGAACACAGTATTCACTATGTCTGGACTATTATCCCGGCTATCGTGACAATACCACCATGAAGGTGATTACCCGTGAAGCCCTTGGGATTTACATCTTCGCCAGACCCGCCAACCAGCAGGAGCGTGATTTCAATACACGCATGATGAAAAAGGCGGAAATACTGCGCAACCGACGTTATGAAGCTATCTTCAACGAGAACAACGGCTTCTTTGACAAAGCTAAAATGAAAGGCAATTTCCTCGCCTACTTCAAAGAACTGGCAGACAGGAAAAACACCAAGTGGCAGCATGTATATAAACACTTCGAACGTTTCGTGAACGGCAAATGCACCTTCGAAGAAGTGGATGTGGACTTGTGTCGCAAGTTCATGGAGTATCTGCTTGATGCCCCACAATCCGTTCATACCGGACAGAAGTTGCATGTCAATTCTGCTGCGGGTTACTGGTCTGCTTTCCGTGCCGTTCTCCATACCGCTTACCGTGACAGGAAGATTAAGGAGAACCCAAACGGATTCTTAGACCGCATAGAGAGCATCCCAACCATGAGAGAGCATTTGAGTCAGGAGGAACTGATACGGCTTGCCGAAACTCCCTGTGAAGAGGAAGTTTTGAAAAGGGCGTTCCTTTTCGGCTGCCTGACCGGACTGAGGAAAAGCGACATCAAACAACTTACCTGGCAGCAGATACAGCCGTACACCAACGGCAAGATGTTCGTTACCACCCGTATGCAGAAAACAAAGCAGATTGTACACAACCCCATCAGCGACGAAGCCTACAGGCTGCTTGGAGAGCGGCATGACGGACTTATCTTTGACGGATTCAAGGACAAAATGCTGCAAGGACCGTTGAAACGGTGGCTCCTTGCGGCAGGCATAACCAAGAAGATAACCTTCCACTGCACCCGACATTCATTTGGAAGTCTGCATGTGGAAATGGGTACGGACATGACTGTTATCCAAGCCTGTCTAGGACATAAGAACATAACTACCACACAGATTTATTCCAAGATGGCTGCGCAGCAGATGTGTGAAGTTGTTGACAAGATAACCTTGAAACGCAAGGAGGTTTAAGGCATATTAAACAGTCTCCGGTTCATTGATGGAGGGTACGGTCAAGCGTAAAGACGACAACCGTACCCTCCATTTTTCCAGTATTCCGCTAATACTAACTCTGGAATATGAAAACCGGATATGATTTAGGATTTTTGGTGAAAAACGATGAAAAAAAGCCCTCCAGCCGCAAGGAATGGAAAATATTCGGAAGAATACTATTATTTTTGCAAGGAAGGAGAACAGAATCGAGTAATAACCAGAAACAAAGACATGAATATGGAACCGTCCATCAAAGACAAATATATCATTTTAGGCTTCATCTTCGTAGCCATCTGTATGATTTCTTTTTTTATCACGATAATCATCGCAGCAAGTTTCAACCAGGACAATTTTGTAAGGCTGATAGTCTTCGTGTGCAGTAACCTTCTCGGATGGCTGCTGTATCTCTCTTTTCAGACAGTTATCTTCGATACATACGAAATCTACAGAATCAAGTTCGGCAAAAAGGAGATGAAAGAGATTACTACGGAAACCGTAGCCTTGCAGGAAGAAGAACCGCAGAATACAATAGAACCAGTAACGCAGATAGCGGAAGGGGCAAGCTCCGATGCACACCCCATAGAGCTGAATATCGACCCGAAGCGTCACGAAGAAATCCGTTCAAGTTATAAAGATGAGCAGGACAAGGAAAATGAGAGACGCATCCGCATGGTAGTGGAGTATATACATTTCTACATGCCCCGTATCGCAGACGAGGAGACAGTGAACCATGTCTGCAATGAGGTGAGCAACTGGATGAACAAGAACAACTACAAGCCGAAGCCGATAAAAAGGCGGCTGACACAGGACATCTCCAATATTCCGCTCCGTCATTTCATATGGAACATAGCGGAGCGTTGCATGTACAAGAGATATTATAATGGGGATAACCGTGCCCGTTTCGTCAAAGAGCTTTTCCCACGCGAGTTTTCCGAAACGGATATAGCGACCATCAAGAACTTCAAGGTTGACCCGTTAAAGTCCCCGATTCCCATTGACGAACCCGAAGACGGTAAACCGGATTTCCATTATCCGAATGGTTACTTGCGAAAAGAGTAAGAATCATCCCGTCTTTGAGCAATAACGACAAGTAGCCGACACTACTTAACAGCCTGTTTAATAGCATTTCCCGAATAACATTACCCATCGTTCACGGTTGGGCATCGTTATTTGGGAATTATTTTTTCGTGGAGGTATTCACGACCCTATCATTGCAGTCCTTTGCGGCAAGTCTTACAAAAGAGACGAATCGCAATATGGAAAGAACCAATCTGACTTTCAACGACCTCCCAGAGGTTGTGGCTCGGCTTCTGGACGAAGTCATGAGCCTGAAAAGCCTGCTCACCGAGCAGCACAGTGTGAACCATGCCAAGGCGGTGGACACCCATGTCCCCATGTCGGTAGATGAAGCGGCAGAGTACCTGGGAATACCCAAAGGAACGCTCTACATGAAGCTCTCGGATGGAAGTATTCCTGCCACTAAACCCGGCAAGCGCTATTGCCTTTACCGGGACGAACTTGACAAGTGGCTGGAATCCTCCCGGAAGAATCCGGTACCATTGTCCGACGAGGAACTGAATGAATCCATTTCCTCCTCACACCGCCGTAAACCCACCCAACGTAACTGGTAAGCGTTATGGAAGAGGACAAGAATTATATCAGTCTGATACAGGGCGACCTTGCAAGGGCTTCCCAGGTGCAGACCGGCATGCCGGAAAGTGTAGGCATGATGACCATCAAGACAGCCAACCTAACTATTCTTGAAGCGTCACAGCAACCTGCACCCCGTGCACTGTGGAAGAGTTTCTGGTATGAGGGCGAATTGTCCTGCCTCTTTGCGGACTCCAATGTTGGTAAGTCCATACTTGCCGTGCAGATAGCCGACCGTATCGCCCGGACAGACATTGTCCTGTATCTGGATTTTGAGCTGTCTGAAAAACAGTTCCAGCTTCGCTATACCGACAGACATGGCAGGCTGCATACCTTTCCCGACAAACTGTACCGGGTATCAATAGACTGCAACTCCCTGTTGGATGCCAACTTTGAGGAAGCCATTATTGGCAGCATCGAACAGATGGCATTGCAAACCGGATGTAGGATTTTCATCGTAGATAATCTTACCTACCTGTGCTGTGCTATTGAGAAAGGTGATGCAGCGGGACGGCTGATGATACACCTAAATAATCTCAAAAAGAGGTACGGACTGTCAATCCTTGTACTGGCACACACTCCCAAGCGTTCCATGGAGTGCCCCATCACATCCAACGACCTTGCAGGAAGCAAGCGGCTCTACAATTTCTTTGACAGCGTATTCGCCATCGGAAAGAGTGCCCTTGACGGGGGACTTCGCTATGTGAAGCAGCTCAAGGTGCGTTATGGCACCTTCTCCCATGATGCGGACAATGTGATCATCTATGAGATTGAAAAGGTGGATGCTTTCCTGCAATTTGTTCCCAGGGGCTTTTCTACAGAAAAGGAACATTTGAAACGGCTTGGCGACAACGAATCAAGCCAAAGGGACTTCCAGATTCTGCACCTTGCCCAATCCGGAAAATCTGTACGAGAGATAGCCTCGCAAGTGAACTGCGGCAAATCAACCGTCAGCCGGATAATCCAGCGCAGCAAAAATGGCAGCCATACAGATGAACTGAGTGTCCCACCGTCCCGTCCCATAGGGAAAAGGGACAATGGGACAGATAGGACAGCCAACGAAGTAAGACAGACGGAACTGCTTGCAGGACAAGGAAACGGGGAGGACAAGGCATGAACAAGTGGCCTGCACATACCTGTTTAAAGAGGAATGGTTCCACTTGCCGGATAAATGACCGTGCAAGCAGAAGCCGTTTTTACTGTTCTGTTTCAAAGTGTCCCACTGTCCCGGTCTTCATACCCGGGACAGTGGGACAGCATGGGACAGACGATACCCGACCAAGCAGATTTCGGAAAACCATCAAAGGTGATTTTGTAAAGAACTCCAAAAGGATTTTATATAAAGTAATGACAGTCAGTAGAGTGGCTACAGATGAAAATAGCAAGTCACCTGCCTTTCACTTGACAATTCCAAAACAAAAGGACTGTGAGAGCAGAGATTGTCCCAAGTGTCCCGAAGTGTCCCATCGTCCCAATCCTTGGAAGGACGGGACGTGGGACAGCGGGACAAGACGTGGCAGCAATAAAAATCAACCAACAGAATTGACATTAGGTATGGTAAACTATTCGTTACAGAAATACAAAGGGACTGCAACACGGCATACCTGCCCGAATTGCGGTGACAGACATTCTTTCGCCTACTATGTGGACGATAGCGGTGTACCGTTGCATCCGTCCGTAGGCAGGTGCAACCATGAAAGCAGTTGCGGTTATCATTATACTCCCAAGGAGTATTTCCACGACCGCCCTGAATGTCGTACCGCCAAGAGTTTTTCTTTTGACAAGAATAAAACAGAAAGGAAAACCGGACAGGCATTCCGGCAGACGGTTACAGGTTACATATCGCCACAGTATGTGGAAAGGTCGCAAAGCGTGCATAGTAACTTCTTCCGCTTCATTTCCTCTCTCCTTGGCTCTTATTACGGCAGCAAGGCAAAGGAAGTATTGAGGCGGTTGCTGGAAGAGTACCGCCTTGGAGCTACTCGGGACGGTGCTGTCATTTTCTGGCAGATTGACCGGGAAAACAAGGTACATACAGGCAAGGTGATGCAGTACAATCCAGAGAACGGACACCGTATCAAGGGAGGAGAAGCATTGGCAGTGGACTGGATACACAGCAAACTGAAAAGGCAACGGGTATTGCCGGAAGAGTGGCAGCTATCCCAGTGCCTCTTCGGGGAACACCTGCTGAATGTCTATCCCGATAAGGTAGCTGTCTTGGTGGAATCCGAGAAAAGTGCAGTTATCGGCTCTGCCATATTTCCCGGTTATGTATGGCTGGCGGCAGGAGGCAAGAGTCAGATGAGAGAGGAAAAACTCCGTGTGCTGGCCGGACGAACCGTACTCCTCTTTCCCGATGCCGATGCTTATGCCGAATGGAAGCAGCGTGCCGAGTGCATGAGTTTCTGTAAAGTGATAGTGTCTGACCTTATAGAAAAGAACGCCACACCGGAGCAGAAAGCAGCCCATATTGACATAGCCGACTGGATTGTCTTCCAGATACGGGAAAGTAAAATAATGTGTACAACCAGCCATCTTGTAGAGGCGGAAAGAATCCTCAGGCGGATGATTGACAAGAACCCCGTTCTGCAAAAACTAATCAATGAACTTGACCTTGTATTGGTCGGTGCCGCCCCAATATGCAACGGTAGCGAAGACCCTCCATGACGGAGGAGAACGGAAGCCGGTGACACGGGATGCGGGAAGAAGTGCTTGCACTCTTATAGCCCACTATAACTACACGCTCCGCTTTCGTAGTTGTGGGCTCTCCCGAGGGGCTGGGCGTTGCCCCGTCCCACTCAGGACGCTGCCCTGAGAACCCGGTAAGGGCTGTCAGCCCTATGCAACCTGACCAAAGAGTGACCCTCTCTTTGGAAACTCCGCTTATGGGTAACACCCCTAAGAACCCCATGCGGTTATAAGCGGACAGAAGCAATCAACATTATTCAACAACCCCAATCAATTTTCAAGAAAATGGCTACAAAATCAAGCATACATATCAAGCCTTGCAATGTTGCTTCCAGCATGCCTCATAACCGGAGGACACGCGAGTACATGCGCAATATTGCCAAGTCCAGAATTTATATCGTTCCCGAACTCTCCGCCGGTAACGAGCAGTGGGTAAACCGGAACTTCGGCAGCCCCGATCTGCAAAAGCACTACGACAACATAAAGCGGATGGTAAAGGAGAAGACCGGCCGTGCCATGCAGGAGAAAGAACGTGAGCGTAAAGGCAAGAACGGCAAAATCATCAAGGTGGCAGGATGCTCTCCCATACGTGAAGGAGTGATGCTCATCCGACCGGACACGACACTGGCGGACGTGCGTGAATTTGGTAATGAGTGCCAAAGACGCTGGGGTATCACACCGCTCCAGATTTATCTGCACAAGGACGAGGGACATTGGCTGTCCGGACAACCATCGCCGGAGGATAGGGAGAGTTTCAAGGTGGGTGACAGATGGTTCAAGCCGAATTACCATGCGCACATTGTATTCGACTGGATGAACCACGATACAGGCAAGAGCATAAAACTCAATGATGACGATATGACAACGATGCAAAACCTGGCATCCGATATTCTCTCAATGGAGCGGGGACAATCAAAAGCCGTTACGGGAAAGAAACATCTGGAGCGTAATGACTTCATCATTGAGAAGCAGAAAGAGGAGATGAAGCGTCTTGACGCTACGAGGCAGTATCGGGAGCATCAACTGGAAAAAGCCAACCAAAAGATGCACGAGGCTGAAATAATCACCAACACCCTAAATGAAATAGCTATTCAAAAGGAACGGCAGAATGAAGAGCTTGACAGAGCTATCAGCGAGAAACGTTCCAGGCTGAATAAGGAGAAAGGCAGTGAACTGCTCAATGCCGCTGTCGGCTGGGCTACAGGCAGGTCAAAGGCTCTAAAAGGCGAAATAGAGGATTTGCGTCATGAGATTTCCACACATGAGGAAACCATCGGGCAGTTACAAGGCACAATCCGGACCATGCAGAACAGCCACCACCGTGAATTGATGAAGTTGAAATCTGAACATCAGTCTGAATTAAGCCGCAGGGATGCCGTGCATTCAGAGGAAACTATGAAACTTAAAAACCGGATTGCATGGCAGAATCTGATTATTGAGAGTCTCGGCTTCCTTTTGCTCAAGACAAGCGAGATTTTTCGTAAGGCGGTACACGGTATTATCCGTTTGGCAAGGGATTATTACAAGCCACGTTTTGATACGGAGCAGGTAGCGGACATCAAGGGTGCCCTTAATCTGTTCGGGGAGGACAGACAATCACACCGGGCGGCAGGTGATTTCCTGTATTTTACAGCCAAGCAAAAGGGCGGGTTTGATAACCGGGAGCAAATCAAAGCCAGACGGGAGGTTAGTAATGTGGTGGAGGGAAATTATGACCAGCAACAAAAATTGGGACGCTCAATGAGAAGGTAACATTAACTTATAGTTCCTCCCTTTGCCAACAAAAAGAGAACCAAATTGCTCTTTCTTAGGGGCACTCTGGTTCTCTTTTATGAGATTACCACTCTTATGTTGTATATAAGTGGAGGTTATATTTCGTGATTTACATCCACTTCCATTCTGTTTTGTTTTCGTCTGTTTTACCTTGATTCATATTGTTATCGTTTGAAATGGATGTACTATCTTCTTCAACCCTTTTGCTTTTAGTTACTGGAAATTTAATGCCCATTTTTTTCAAACGTTCTATTATTTCTTCCGCATGTGTTAAATACTCTGGAGTTCCTAATTTACGTTCTATTTGTTGCTGTAATTTATAGCCCAAACTAACTCCATCTTTATTTATTTGCTTAGGGTTTGCTCCATAGTCCAAAAAATACTCGACCAAATCAAGGTCTCTAACAATAGCTGCTGTAATGATAGGTGTATCTCCTAAATTATCGGGGACATTTAAATCTAAACCATGCTTCATCAAATATTTGATTCGCTCCATATCGCCTGCTCCACCAACAATAAGTTCGTGAATCGGGGTAAATGGGATAGTAGCGTTTACATCAGCACCGTACTCTATTAACAACTTTATATATTTTATATCCCAATCAGGATGACCACAAACAAAGGAAAGCGGCATTAACCTAAATGTACCCTCTTCTCGTTGAATATAATCGGGGTTATTCCCTTTAACCGGATGATTTACAAAGGATAAAAGATTGGGGTCTGCCCCTAATTTTAGTAAGAGTTTTGCCATATCATACTTTTGTATATATATGGCATACATAAGGTAGGTAAATCCATATTTCCCGGGGGTATTTATATCAACTCTACCATTGTTAACCATTTCTTTTATCTCACTTTTATTTCCATAGTAGATATTTTCTGCCATAGATAATTCTGCGCCTCTTGAAAAATATTTTTCCGGCATATATTTAGACTTGTTCATATTACAACTTGTAAACATAAAGAAAATACAATATATTATCAAGGATTTCATAAATCTTTGTTTAAAAGTCACTTGTAACCACTAACACATCAGGATTGTTTTCCTTTTCGCTCTTAAGGGTATTCAACAGATTAGATTCTTTTAGAAAATGACCATCAATTATATTGGAATTGGTTTCAAGCCCAATTTTTTCTCCTGCTACTTGAGGCAAATTATCACCTAACATCAGCCCACTACCTAAATAGGCAAGAAAGGCATTGCCACTACTTACTAATAGAGGACCTAAAATACTTCGGTTATTTTGTATCATATTTAAAGGGTCGTCTGTTGAGTAATATGCCTGTATTTGCCCCATGCTATTTGGACTCAGTTCTTGATCTTTCAATGTTTTAGGATGAAGTCCTGCTGCATTAAAGGTATAAGCATTGCATCCTGTAGCAACAGAAGCAATAGAAGCAAGCCCACCTCCTAAAGAATGTCCCGTAATAATCAAATTCTTTTGTCCTGCATACTCTTGTACCTTATCGGCTAATTCTATCGCTTTACGATATTGTCCTCTTTTTTTATCATCCAATCCAATTCCTTGCCGAATATCAGTAATCCAATCCTTTAAATTCTCAGTGCCTGCAAAAGCCAGTATATAAAGGTTTTCTTTTTCATTGTAATACAGACTCGCCTTAAATCCGGATTCATTTTCCCAACAACCTTCTTCTATTTTTATATCCTCTGTAGCTTCTTTCCATCCCTCGGGTAATTCAGCATTACTATCCTTTTTTTTATAACAGAAATCACTAATCATTAGACAGTCGATTGCTAATTGAATCTTAGGCAGAACAATAGATACCATGCCGCCCAAAAGACAATTCAGTTTGGCATCAGGCATCAGAGCCATTTGGTTTTGGATTAACACACTGTTCTTTACGCTTGTCCATTTGCCCGGCTTGGTCAGACAGGCGCATATACATGGCATCAATGAGAGTAGCTTTCCGCTAATAGAACCGGTCAGGGCACTTGTCCCTACAGCAGCTATAATACCCCCTATGGCAGCTCCTCCCGTAAAAACAGCTCCGGCAGCAGCGGCAGCTCCAACAATAGCACCTACCATAGCTCCTGCGGAAACCATCTTCAAACAATAGAAATTGTTATCCATCCGGTCATTCATGGTTGCCACAAGTTTTCCATGTGCATAAACCGTTTTTTGGCTCTTTACCAGCATACGCTGCATACAAGTCCCTTCCGAACAAATAAGCCAGTTACCGTCGATTAAAAATTTACGTGCCATAATCTATTCTTTTGGAATTAAACTGAAAGTTACAGTCTTTTTGTGAACGAATCTGTCGCTTGACTGCTCCTTTATACAAGCCTCTATTTTCTGAACTCTGTGTTCAGAATTGAATATGTATTCTATGTCAATGGTAAAATCATAGTCAAATTCACTTTGTGTCAAGGGTTTGATTTGTTTGTCGTAGGCTTTCTTCATCGCAGACTGATGATGAACATATCCTTTGCCGCAATAATGTTGCCTGTCTCTTTCTGAAACCGTTTTCTGCAAGTCAATATCTATAAGTTCTCCCTCGTTTAAAACGGAAGGAAGTTCTATCTCGAATTTGTTTTCTTCTCTATAGCGAACCAAAAATATGAGGTGTAGAAGAGATTGCATTAGCGTACCTTCACAGGCATAATAAGCGTAATCCAGTTTTTCTATCATTTTTTTGACCTGCTTGATTCCTTCGTATTCAGAAAGAAGTCCATTTCTTACATTTTCCCATTTATCTTGGATTTCTTTTATATTGACAACAGAAGAAAGGTAGCCATAATTGTCAATACATAAATGCAAATGCCGGAATATGGAGTTGAGCTGATTGAATAGTTTATACGTCGGGAGAACTTCTGGTGCATTGCTATGCGGAAGCTCAACGACATCAATAATAATATTCCGGTAACGTCTTTCATCATAGAAGTAATGAGCACTCCATTTTTGACAGGTTATTTCATCATAGAGTGGCTCACTATTGATTTCTGTAAGACTTGCAATTTCTATAGCATAGTCCAAAGTAATTTCTTTCACCGTCTTATCCATAAGGTCAAATTGATTGATGTATTTTCAAAAGTAATAAAAAGGACAGAAACGTAATCATCTTGATTCATATTTTTCTGATTACCATGCTTAAAAACATCAAATCGCTACCTGGTGTTCATATTTAGTTCTTTACTTTACCTTGTAATTCTAATCAGACCTAAAAAACAAGAGAATCCATTAGCCAATAACGTAGATAACAGATTCTCTTGTCAGATAAGGAGCATAAACTGTTGTATTACTAATCTTAGATAAGGAATAGTGTTAACCCTAAGTCAATGTACGTTTACCAATATTCAACGGTTCTATTCTCAATGTATTCTTTGGGGAATGTTTGCTTTTTGCCGATATAGTTCATGTTTTCGTCATAGTCGTCATATTCGATAGTGCAGCAGACTTTCCTTTCTGTCCAGTTCTTGTGCTTATCGAATTTGGTATAAGTATAACGATATGTGGCTGTTCCATCCTCCGGATGTTTTTGTACCATTGTTGCCGGGTATTTGCTGTCACCCACATAAGTGTATATCCGGGTAATGTAAGCCATATGCGAAGAAAACTTATGACTGGTGATTCTATTGCTTTTATCAAACGTGTAAATTTGATCAAGTTCTGCATTGGTATTTGCATCCGGACAAATATCTGTCCGAAGACCGTCTTTGGATTCAATGCTTACCAAATGATCTTCCCAACCCTCGACCTTGTAGGAAGCGGCTGTAACGTATTGATAGGTTGCTCTGTCGCCAAATTCATCCTGCATAGCAACAAGGTTGCCGACCTGGTCGAATTCGTATGATTCCTCATGGATTTTCACCGATTTTACCTTGCCGAACAAACCGTAAATATCCGTACCTTTATAGCGCAAATGACCCATTACGGCAGATTCTTTATTTTTCTTATTTTCTTTTTCGGAAGCCACCGTCTTTTCATCCCAATAATCAATGCTTCGCGAGATTGTCAGGCTGGGAGTTTCGCCCGGCTTGACCGCAGAAGAACGGTCTTGATTAGAAGTAAATCCGTTTTTAAAAGCTTTATAATAGGTACGCAAGGCTGGAATATCATCTATGTTAGCAGGGAAAGTAACGGTGGCTTGCGTCCAGTTCCCTTTCTCATCATACACATATTCATAGGAAATGGTAAACTTCATATCATCCACTCTCCAGCTATTTCCTTTGTTCTTATATACACCTCCATTATAAGTCCAGGTAGCCAAATCGCCGTGCGAATTATAAGTAAAATTGCTGGTGCAAGTCAATGTTTCCGTACCTTGATCAAATTTAACAGGAATGTTTTCTACAGCTTGCGTGCAGAGATGCCCTGCGTAAGCATAGCTTGTCACCGATTGTCCCAGTTTGTAACTGTTGATGCCTTTTAGAAACATATTTGAGGTATTGGGAGTCTCGAAGGACTCCAAGTGAGCAAGTGAATCGAACTGCATTTTATGAATCGTTACACCAGCTTCGTTGACCGTACCATCCTTATTTTCAGGCAGGATGGACTGCAAAGCTCCATTGGCATGATAAGCATACAAAAAAGTAGCCGTATCGTAATGTCCCCGTCCGTTCTTGTCACGACGTATTAGCCGGCCGATACTATTGTAGGTAAAACCGTCATCTTTTTTTCGGCGTTTGTAACGCCCGTCATCTACTGATTTGATTTGAATTAGGTTAGAATGATTGTCGTATTCATACGAAATCACGTCAAATCCGGTTGCTCCTACATTGAAGGAAGTACGCCGCTGCTCAGCCAAACGACCGTTTGGCAAAAACTCGTATTGCGAGCTACTTGTTACGCCCCATGCTGCATCATGGTATTCGTAGGTTATCAACTTCGGATAATTACGCAGTCCCATCTTTGCCCAATCCGTAGGATAGTTTACGAAATAAGGCATCAGATGTTCTACATTCATATCCATTCTGATTGGTTCGAAATACACCTGCAAAGGCGTATAAGGCTGACTGTTTTCGCTGCTGTTACAGCTTGCCGCTCCTATGGCCAGCAAGCAGGACAGACTGATAGATTGAATGAATTGTAATGTTTTCATAGGTTGGCTTTCTGGGTTTATAGACTAAAAGTAACATAAACTGCCGATTGCACCCGTACAGGCTGTCCATCTTTGGTGCCGGGTGTCCATTTCTTCAAGGATTTCACCACTCGTATAGCCTCGGTGTTAAGATTGGCATGAACCTTTTTCACTGCCGTCACATCTGAAACCGAACCGTCTTTCTCCACTATAAAAGAAACAAGCACGTTGCCTTGAATCTTTTGCTGTTTGCACACCATAGGATAGCGGATACTTCGGGCAATATCGGACTGTAAAGCCCCGGCTCCACCGGGATATTCAGGTTTCTGGTCCACCTCACTACTCTTATATATTTTGTTAGGGCTGACTTTTGGCTGTACAGGCTTCTGCTGTGGTTCTTCGTTCGATGTGGCCTTTGGCATGCCAAATCTTCTTTCGGAAGCATTTTTACCTGCTTCTTTCGGCTCTCTCAGTTCTTGCTGTAAAAGTCTTTGCAGTACCTCACTAGAAATAAAAAATCCATTGAACTGGGCTGGAGCATAGCCGGAAAAAGCCGAAACAACCTCAAAGCTGAACGGCTTCCCTTCTTCAATACGAGGAAAATAATAGGTTCCAGCCGTTTTTATCCGGTTGCCCGGCATTAGGTAAAACAGGTCTATCGGTTGGCTCCTGCTGGTTTTCTGAGCCATACCTTTTATCTGAAACTTATAACCTCCATTTGCCTGTCCTGTACAAATGATACTAGTCACATGCCAATACCGGTCCACACCGGCATCGCATTTAAACGGAACATTGACCGGATAGCTCTTAGGAGGAATAGAAAAACTTGTTTGTGCAAGGACTTTATGTCCCATAAAGACTACCGCTAAGGTAATCAAACACAAGAAAATAGATAATCGTTTCATCAGTATATATGTTTAAAGTTATAATTCAAAGAAATGCCTAAATCATGATTTCGTAATAAAATGTGGCTGCCAGTTCATCCTCATTATAAGCATCTTTCCTGATACAGTCTTTTACATAATCATCTTTAGCAGGCATGGAAGGGTTAATCAGTTCCTTGGCAATGCGATTGTAACTGGACTCCTTGGAGTAAGACCCTTCCCATTCATTTTCGTATTTCATGCGGTATTTCCACATCTCACGCACACAATCAGGGACCTGGTTATATCCATCTATATAGTCTATCTTATGTCCATTTACCGTCAATTGGGTAATGTTGGTTTTAAGACCATATTCATCAAGTAATTCTTTTATTGGCAGGTCATTCACTTTGGATGCTTTAATATCAAAAGCATAATTGAAACTCATCGAATTGTCCACTTCGATAGGGGAAGAGAACGGTTTGTCCACTGTCAACTGATTACGTCCCATCATACTGCCTTGAAGTCCGTAGTATGCCTCGACCTTATCTACTTTCCCTTTTAAAGGTATCAGGCGTAACCGCACTTTGACATACCCCAGAAAAACATTTGACTTGTCCAAAATATCAACCAGCTCAATTTTCAGGTAGTTGTCGGTCTGATAATCTTCTAAAAAATGTTGCCAATGATGATCTATTGAATCAACCTTTGCGTTGACAGAGCCATATTTTCTTTCCCATTCTGCTCCATATCGTTCTTCTTGCTTATCCAATTCCGTAGTATTTAAACACACAGAAAGAAAGTCTTTCAGACGCTTGTAACTTAAATCATCCATAGTGGCTTTTTCAGAAGCAGTCAGTGGGGAATGACGTTTTTCCAATGCGTCAAGCATGGAGAAGACCATACCGTATTCAATATCTTTCTTTATCAATTCATTCCGCTCATCCAAAGACAGCGGCTCAGAAATGGATTTGTTCTCATTTCCGCATGAAGTCATCACCAGACTCCAAACACCCAATACCAGTACGATGCGGTATGTGGACAATATTCCCTTGTCAGTTTTCATACTGCTATAATTTAAAAGTGATAGGTAACGTAAATTCCACATTCACAGGTTTACCGTCCTGTGTGCCGGGAGTCCAGCGAGGCATGGACTTGACCAATCGAACAGCCTCTTTATCCAGGTTTGTATCGACCGACTTGGTAATTCGGACATTTCCGATTGAACCGTCGCTCTTGACTGTAAATTTAACCATCACTTTGCCTTGTATTTTCAGTTCCTTACAAACAGTCGGATACTTCAGATTATCCGAAATAAATTTCACCAATGCGTTGATTCCTCCGGGAAATTCCGGAGCCACCTCCCGCTTGTTTTGAAAAACTTCAGCCAGCACAGGTGAGTTTCCTATTGCTCTTGATTCATCTGCTATTTGTGCAGCCAAACAGTCCCCGATTAGCAGCGTCGATAATATACTGCTTAAAATAAAATACTTTTTCATACGGTTTTATTATTTAGTTGTCAATACGTTATACAAAATTCATCTTGCCGATTCATTTTCGGTAAAATCCGGAACTGTCACGTCCCCATTTACCGCCAAATTGATCGGTGTAGTCGCACTCGCTATAAGGAGAATCTTGTGTAAGATTATACACAGTACCGGATTCGGTAAAACTTACTGTTTTCAAGCCTCCTGAACTGCTTGACGATGAACTGCTCCAGGATTCTGTTGCACCCTTGTGCAAGTCTTTAAAGCCCAAAACGCCCATGACAAGACCTATTCCGTTGCCTATTCTGAATCCCCATTGAGCCATATTCCACATCGTATCAGATTCTATCCATCCAAGCCAATCAAGAATAAATCCTATAACTAATCCAATACCACCCACTATCAATCCAACAAAGAGCATCAATGCTACGAATTGCAGGAGAATCTTAATAAGGTAAATGGCTATACCTATAACCAAAATCCATTTCAGTGCTGTAAACCAAACAGACTCACCTTCGGAATCGAACAGCCAGGAAGTCAAATCCCATGATTCTTCTTTGGCAGAAGCGCCTGTTGCGCCAGTATCCGTTACGGCTTCCAGATAGGATGCACTGACATAACCTTGCCAGCCGTTATAATTGAAATTAGCCCATCCGTTTTCAATGGAAATAACATCAATCACATTATCTTGGGAAAGTTGCCCTAATACCTCTCCGTTCTTGTTGGCAGAAGCCCGTACATTAAGACCATTGGGGGCAGTCACCCGGTAATAATCAGCAAAGGATTGCGTACAAAGGAAAAAACTAAAGATAAGAAAAACGAGCCATTTAGCATGGTCTCTGCAAACGAACAACTCTTTCAGCATACAGATACTTTGCTGAGTTACATATCTGTTCATCATATACAACAGGACTCTTGCAGTCCCACAGAGCCTACTTAATTAAACCACGAAGCGTGGAACTGCAAATGCCACACTCTAAATTGAAGGTCGTAGGAAACCTGAGATACAGATATGGTAATAGCAGCCCACGCTATAGCGTGAGAACCACTATGCTATCCCTTGTATCTCTTTTGAAAATTTCCTACGTTTTCAATTTACAAGATAAGCATAACGCTTCTTTCTAAATCTAATATGTCTTGGAAAGAGTTGCCTCAATCCACGCACAAAAATAGTGATTATGTTTGAAATAGAAGAAGATATAATAAAAAAACTGTTCTTTTTTTTGCTTGTGCTTGCAAGATTAAAAATTATGCTTTATTTTTGCAGTAACAAATCCCGCCCGCTTCCCGTAAGATTAGCGTACCCAGCGGGACATTTTTTTTATCTATGGGAGTCAGATATACGAATCAAGCCATAACCACTGAACAGCAAATTGAAATTCTCAAAGAGAGGGGTTTGCATATTGATGATATAAAACAGGCCATTGATGTTTTGGATACCATCAGCTATTTTCGTCTTGCAGGTTATTGGAAACACTTTGAAATAGATCATTTTACACACCAATTTAGAGCAGGCAGTTGCTTTTCTGATATAGTAAAATTATATTCTTTTGATAAGGAGCTTCGGGCTTTATTGTTTACTGCCATTCAAACAATTGAAGTTTCTGTACGCACAAAAATAATCAAGCACTTTGCTCTTGAATTTGGCGCATTTTGGTTTATGGATGAAAGCTATTCGACCAATGAAGTACGTTTTGCTGCAAATTTAGCTGTCATCCGTAAAGAGGTATCACGTTCTCATGATGATTTCATTATTGAGCATTTTCGCAAATATAGTGAACCAGAACTGCCTCCTGTGTGGAAAACATTGGAAGTAATCTCAATGGGTACACTTTCCAAACTTTATTCTAATTTTTCGGATGCCAGTGCAAAACATGCTGTAGCAAGAGAGTTTGGTTTGAATCATCACAAGTTCTTGCGAAGTTGGCTGGAATGTCTTGCTGTACTTCGTAATTGCTGCGCTCATCATTCAAGACTGTCAAACCGGGTTTTTCCAGTGAAGCCCAAAATGCCGGAACGTATGCCTAATACATGGATTGCAAATTTTTCATTTCGAGAGCAGACTCTATATCCACAGTTGTGCTACGTGGCATATTGGCTCAACTCCATTACATCTGACAACACTTTTATTGCTGATTTCAAGCAACTTTTAGCAAAATATCCTTCAGTAAACACTCGTTTGTTAGGTTTTCCTTGCAATTGGGAACAAGAGCCTTTATGGAGATAAGGATTTATTTCTTCCCTGAAAGACGAAATTCTATATTATCACCCATATAGACATTTAACTCCTTATGTCAGATGCAAAGATAGCCTGCCTCTGTGGAATGGGAAAAGGTCAAGCGGCGTACCGTTTAGGGCTGTTTCTTCCTCCTTCGGAGAGTAAACAGCCCTAAAACCTTTTCCCATTCATCGGCATGGCTTAGTGTTGCATCGGGCAACGGAGACAAACGACCGACGAAATAGTAGGTTACAGAATAAAGAGAAACGAGAATAACTAACCTTAATTCAAAAAAGGATGACACACTTTTTTGTTTTAATTTCGGGAACTCTCATTTTGCAAATATAAATTGGGCAAGCGGCAGACTGCACTCCCTCTAAAATATTAGATTGGGGATATACTTTCTTTTGCTTTATCTCTTTCTCATGTGCACATTGGAATAAGAAGGTAACAAGAAATGCAAATAGTGACACAACAAAATATAACCTTTTTGAAGGCTTAAAAAGTTGGCTAAATAGAAGTAGAATGTCGAAATCAAATTGATTTGAAAAGAAGAAAATGCCTATATAGAGGCTCTTAATAGGTTAAGAAATAATAAAAGCGTTAAATCTTCTCGTTTTAGAATGTTCCTTTAAATATTATGACCATATTTCAGACTTATTGTTTACAAAGCATTGAGTAACAACTGTTTGTAAATACTCGTTTTGAAAGACTGTTAACTGAATAAGGTCTTTCAAGTCTTTTACAGCCTGATTATCAGGTGTAAGTTTGTCAAAATCTAAAATAGGCATTTCCCCTCCTTTTATTACTTGTTGTTTCTTTTTTCTCTTTCTTCACGAAGTTTTCTCTGAATAGGCGTTTCATTTTCTTCTACTCCTTTTATACCCTTGTTGAACGTTTGGGTACGAGCTGACACTTTATAAGTACTACAATGTTTTGCCAGCCAGTTTTCGCCCCCGGCCATACGGACTGCGTTCAGAATCTTGTTGTCCTCAATGGTACGGGCATTCGTCTTTAGAGAAGCATTCTCAGTTTCCAACTCTTCTATACGGGCTTTTAAAGCTTTCACTTCATCCTCTTCCAATTCATCAGGATCTTTAATTTCTGTAATAACGCCATCTGTCACAATGATAGTCTTTCCGTCAGGCATGACATGTTCGCCATCGGGACTTGCTGTATCTCCTACTTGGGGTTCACCTTCATCTCTTTCCACGGTAAGCGTGTTACCTTCGGCATTTGTCAATTCCATAGATACGACCTGTACGTCTTCAATTTTTTGATAGCCGCATTTGGCCAGCAGCCTGTCTATGATAGTCTGCTTCACTGTTACTTCTTTTTCTTTGTTCATTTTTTTGTTATTAAATGTGTAAGTTCTCCCTTTGGCAGTTATAGGCATAAGAACGGTCGTGATAAAACCTAATTGTTTGGCTGTTTCACCACCAAACCAACCGGCTTTATTCATTTGGGCTTCGATAACTGAGGCTTCCGATCCTGTGCGTTCTACATACAAAGCTAGCATCTTGTTTTTTTCACTCTCCAAGTTTGATTTTATTGATTCTAGGGTTTCAAGATCAAGGTCTCCATCGTATGAAGCCATATAAGGCTTGTGAATAAGAAACTTTGCATGTGGATAAGCAAAACGTCTTTCTTTTGCAGCGGCCAATAATATCACGGTTGCCATGGATGCACATCGTCCTACTGCAGTACAGCTGATTTGCTTTCCTGAAGCACGTAAGGCGTCATAAATGGCATACCCTTCAACGGCATCACCACCGCATGAATGTATCTCAATATCAATAACGTGGTCATTCGGATCTATCCAAGATAGGAAATTTTGAATATCGGGAAAAGACAATCCCTCTTCACCAGTTAGATACCAATTTCCCATTTTGTCTTTATCCGCAACAATATCTTTGTTGATGTATAATTTCGCCATATATAATCTATTTTGAAGCAAAGGTAAAAAACGGTATATGGCTATAAGAATTTCAGAACATAATAGCACTGACACGCTTTGTCAGTAAAAAAATAGGGGGAAGAATAATCTTCCCCCTTATTGAATTGAAACGTCAACGGACAACCTGTCAATGACTCTATAGATGGTCCTTTCTGAAATGCTGTATTCATCTGCCAGGTACTGCATGATATATGCCTTTTTATGACCTTCAGCCGTAAGACGGGTGTAGTCTTTATACATTTCTAGGTATTTAATATCTGATGCATCTAATGACATTTCAGACATTATCCTAAGAGTGTTCCTGTTTATATATAATAGTTCGTATGCTTTCATAAACTACCGCTTTCTTCTATGTATTTAATTCTATTCGCAACTGAAGTAAACTCTTCTACAGAAACGACAGGGGCAGGAGCCATCATCATTCCTTTGGCGACTGCTCTGGCCAGCATATCTTCGCCTAAAGTTTGATTATTCGTTGCTGTTACATTAATAGGTACACCTCCACCCATCATATTGAAGGATGATAGGATAGGGGCGAACATGGACGTAGCTTTGGCGGTTATAACGGATTCTCCATTCGACAACTGTGCCGGAATACTGTCGCTCGTTCCTGTCCCCGGTCCTGTAACCAAACCACCTTCTGCAAATTTAGCACTTTTTACTATCTTAACAGCATTTGCAATGTTAGAAAGGATTGTTGCAATACCTGATGCCATTGTAGCTATACCAAGAATACCTTTCCCTGATTCAGCGGATACCATTTTTGCGATCGCCTTACCTGAATTGATGGCGATCTCTGCCAAAGCCAACATTTTGCTTGCCATAGCAAATCCTCTATCAGACTCCCCAATTTGTTCTGTGAGAGCTACAAGGCCATTTGTCACCTGTTCCATTGCTTCATATTTAGCTTGTTCTATTTCAATCTCCTTATCGCTCAGTTCTCTCTTGTCTTTCAGATAAGCATTCTGTGCTTCCAGCTTGCGAAGATTGAATGCTTCTATACTTTCACCTTCCATTTGCTGCAGGCTATCGAGCTCGGCTTTCTTTTGTTCCATCCTTATACGAAGAATTTCCTCTTCGTTATCATATGCTTGTGCGATTTCCGTTTCAAAGCGTATGCGCATGGCTTCCTGTTGCTTGTTGATAATATCCTGCTCATGAACTGTTGCCAGTTCGTCTATCTTGGTATTGTACTTTGCTTTAATGGCCAGTTTCATTTCTTCGGTTTGTTCTGTGCTGGTAAGTTCCGCCTCTTGTTGTGCTTGTAATTGTTGTATCTTTAACTGATACTCCTGCTCGCTGCCTTCCTTGACCGATTCCAATTGCAGGGATATCATTTTTAAACGGTTCTCCAGTTCTTTTTTCAGCTTCTCATCGGACAACTTGCTAAGCTCCATAGATTTTTGTTGTTCCAAAGCCTTTATTTTGGCGTTGATGGCTTCACGAGCCTTAGCGGTAAGGTTCTCTTCTTGCTTTAAACTGATTTGCAAATCCTCAATCTGCCGGGAATAGTTCAATTCAATCTCTTTCCGTGCTTGTTCTCTCTTGTCTTTCACTAAGGCAAGCATAGCATCTTCTGCTGCCCTTACTGCTTCCAGTTCTGTTTGCTTTGCTTCCTTTGCTTTGTCTGCACCTTCCTGGCGGATAGAGTTTAGGGTATTTTGCTGCTCTGTCTGACGGGTGTAACTGCTTTCTTCCAATTCACTTAATCTGTTTACTTCTTCGCTTAATTTCCTAAGGTCATCAATAGTGCTTTCCGATATACCGATTTTTCCAATAGCTTCATCTGCTGTAATTGCTCCTTTTTGCATGTCCTCAATGGTCTTAAGGGCTTCCTTTGTTACTTTAGTATATCCGAGCATATTGGCAATTCTTGCTTTCGCTAAGTCTGTTTGGATTTTTAAGTCCTCTTTTTCCATTACTGCAGCTTTTTCCGCAGCTTTGATACGTTCCTGTGTGGACAGGGTCTGGTCATCTGCAGCTTTTTTCAGCTTCTCAATTTCAGCTCGGTTAGCGGCACGTGACATGGACAGCATGACTTCCCTCTTGTCTATCTCATTCAAGACTTCTGCCAGCTTCCACGCCTGTTTGGTTTCATTGACTATTTCATCACCGATACCAGCGAATATGGATTTGGCATCATTCCCCGCCTGTTTGAAGTTCCCGGTAAACAGATTCACTAAAGCACTTCCCAACTTGCCTGCCCGGTCTATTAAGACATTTACAGTGGCACCAAGAGCACCCATTATCTTATTGGCTGCTTCCACGCCCTTCTGTGTTTTGGTGAACCATGATACCAAAGATCCTAAAGCTACAATTAATACTCCAATACCAGTTCCAAGTAGAGCAACTTTCAACAGTTTCAAAACTTTAATCCAGCCGGTTGTGGTGGTCGAAACAGTAAGCATTTCTGTTTTTACTCCAGACAAATAATTTCTTACTCCACCCAAGGAGGTCACCATTACATTTATCTGCTGCACGAACGGGATATTGGCATTGGCGGCTTCCATTATAGCTTCCTTGTAATTGCCAACATTTCGGTAATACCGCTGTGTCTCTTCTTCAGCGCCCTTTAGAGCATCAGTAACCTCATTAATTCTGTTTTTTATGTTCATGCCTGTATCCGCATTTCGTTCCGCTTCGGATAAAGCATCGTATTCAGCCGTTAGGTTTGACAGTTTGGCACGGAGAGAAACAAGGCTGTTTTCTTGTGCCTTCTCCTGCTTGAGCTGATTTTGCATTGTTTTCGTTATAACACGTATCGAATCATTACAGTCGTTGATATAGGCTTTAGATGCCGCCATTTCTTCATTGTACTGCTGCCTTTTTATGTCTCCAGCCTTTAACTGTTCCTTCAGTTTCGCCTCTGCTTCTTTGGCTTTGTCGATTTTTGTCTGATACTCGGCTATAGCTTTGATAGCCTCATTATAATTCACTTTGATATCAAGTATCTTTTCTACTTTGTCTGCCATAATTTTAGATGTCTAATTGTAATAATTCAACATTTGCTATTCCTGTATTTTCTGCTGTAACGGATAGAATTGCATAATATTTCCCATATTGGGCCAGATATGCTGGAGTGGTCATATCTAAGTCTCTCAAGTCTTTTTCTGTTATTTCTATTTTTTCTTTAATGATTTTGGGGGTATACACTGCATTTTGAAAGCTTGTGTAGAATCTTTTTATGATATCTGTGAACGACAATTGTGTGAAGGTTCCATTTGATAGACCTCCATTGTTTTCCTCGAGAAGTATTCTTGGTTGAACTTTTTGCAGTTCAGCCTTTCCCTCTCCGTCATATTTGTACAATCGTATGAATGCTGTAATTCCTCTCATGTCGCATCCTGCAAATTTCAACTCTGCCATTTCTCTAGACTTCTCTAATGAGCTGATCAAGCAAGTAATTTCTCCACTGTAGTTGCCTTTTACCGTATCATCGTCTTTGTATTTAAGTATATTTCTTTGTGCAAAGCCATCGATAGTGAATTTCATTTCTTTAGGCTTGTTGGCCATATACGATGCTATTACCCGTCTAGTCCAATTGTACGCTTGTTCTTTTTTCTTTATGATATCATCGACAGACATAAATCTTATAATGTTCGTGCCTTCAATAGGATATGCAAATACGCCTAGCATGGTAGATATTGCTTTAATAAAATCAAGCTGTGTCATATCTGGCAAATTTGGTATAATGGGGTAATGACCATTCCCGTTAAGAATACTTTCGTCTGGTTGCTTGGGCGATACAAGGCTGTTTTCCATTCTTAGATTTATGATTCCATCTACACCGTTTGATACGTCTGCAATAAATCCGATATTTGTGAATCCAAACCGGATATCTGTACCTTTGTTTACTGAGTCAGACTCTACACCTTCGAACTCAAACGTAATATTGTAAGAGTTTCCTCCATTGCTTATTATATCCGTATATCCTATGTTGAATATTTCATTGTTCTCTCCGTTCTCAATATAATAAGCTATCATGGCTGCATTGCTGGGATAGAAAGAAGTTAAAGTATGTATTGATACTTTGCCTGAAGCATTGAGCTTTATGGAGTTTCCTTTTGTCTTTATTCCACTAATGAATGTGCCTTCGCTTAGCGAGCTTTTATTTACCGTTCCATAATATGATGAATATTCTTTATTTTCGAAGTAAAGTTCAATAGGCCCGGTTCCTTGGTTAAGGTAATATTTTGCATTCAACCACAGTTCATTCTTTTGAGAGAATTCCAACCCGTCATTTCTTGTCAGCAATGGGATAAACAGCTTGTTCAAGACTGCTTGCTGTTCACTTGGAAAAATGAATATCACATCATTATCAAGTGATATATGTTCTAAAATCCATGTTGCTTTAACTGCCGGATGATAGGGTAAGTCTTTATCGGCTGAACGTATATTGTAATTTACTTTTGGGAAAAAGAAATCTCCATGACTATCATATTGGCTTACGTTCTTTCCGCTATTCCATTCGATGTAATAATCAGGAAATGGATCATTCCCTTGGCTTTCATAATGCCAACGTTCTTTTAAATCTTGCAGTTTTTTTTCTTCATTGGCAATACTTGAAAATTGTGTTGCGTTTCCCCATATTAATGCGGTTTCAAACACATCAGACGTGCCTATCAAGTATATTTTTGCCCCTTTGATAATTTCTACTCCGTTTCTTATGTATCTAGCGTCAAGGTAAAATGAAGCAACGGAATATTGGCAGGATGGCAGGTCTGCGTGAAGAAATGCAGACTGATTCCTCACTGTGTTTGGAAGTTTAATAGTGTAGCTTGTGTTACTTACAATTTTGCCTATATCGGTGAATATATTATTCTTGTATTTTAATGTGATATTGGTGCTGTCGTCCATATCTACTAATTTGTTGTTGGCACCGACATATAATAATTCATTTCTCATAAGCTCTGCACGTTAGTTTCAGGTAATATAATGTTCGCTTCAAAGTCTTGCAGTGATACCCGCTGTTTGACGAAATTTCCCACAGACACATTTACGGCCATCCATCTGGCGTTACCGTTATCATCATAGCCCATGAACATATCAACAACAGGAGATGTGGCCATTTGGTAAAGGAAGTCATAAGTTATGCTGTCTATTAATGGAGCGCATACGGGAAGTGTCGTTTCTTCCATTTTCCTTTGCTTTCGTCCGCTACCTCCATGGTATCCGTTCTTGTAACTGTAATCCTGCATATTGTTTCTGATGAACTCTCCGTCATTGGATACCTGCGAAGTCTCGTCTCCTTGCATGAATAGCCAGTAACACCACATTCCATGGCGGTTGATCCATCTCAAGTATATTCCACAGTCTGAATTGTCAACCTTACAAGTGATCTTTGTGGCCATATTGAGCAGCCCTCGGAAGGTGAAATCAAAGGTGTGGTCAAAAACAGATGCTGCCGTATTACTTCCAGGTAGATAAAATTCCACCCTGTCTGAAGCATCTATTCCAGCAAGAATGATATTCCATGCATTTTGTCCTGATAATGCGATAGGGGAGCTTTCGGAACCATCTATAGTTACTTTTACATTCCCTGATGTTGCAGAGTATAAGCCTACAGAGAATGGGTAGTTTTTGAACCATGTCAGCACTCGGCTTCCATTATACTGCTCTCCAACCTTACTGGCTCCCCACAATATGAATACGTTGAACTGGAAGCTGTTTTCAAGTGTTCCTGATTCGTTATACATATCAAGCTCTATGCTAAACAGACGTCCTAACTTACTATCTTCGGCGTGAATTGACTTGTAATCGACTTCTCTGTATTCGTCAAAATAGCTCTGCGTATAGAATGATAGGTCAAAGAAGCAGGAACCACCGAACGTCGCTCTGTTCTCTCTGTCTGATGTGGCTGTGGTGGTGTCCGTTACCGTTGCAGTAACAGATTGATAGTTTCCGCCAAGGATATTTATTATCACAGGATTAAAGCAGAATCCTATTTGGTCAGGATATTCAATTGTTGTATTATCTATCGTATGTGTTCTCATTGTCGAAATTCAGATTTATATGTTCAACTTCTGTTTCATATATAGCCGATACCCTGCTGGCTATATTGTCCACGGTATTTTCTAGATCACGGGAATAGATTTCCTCATGTTTTCTGTTTCGGTATAGTTCCGTTCCTTCCTTGGCTATCTTTCTAGCGACAAGGTAGGCGAAGGAATCGGGCTTCTTTACTTGTATACCCTTATCTTCCACCCATTGGCGGATAATCTTGTAAAATCCTTTCGGAACTTTCCCTGGCCCACGTCCGGTTTCTAGTACCGCGAATGCCTGCCTGCCCCACAAAACGCCTCCGTCCTCCGACATTTCTACTTTCAGACTGCCCTTTGTCCTTCCACTGGCTACTTGTCCGGCTGCTTCATGGTTGGCTATAATTCGCTTGCGTAACGCTTCCAGCTCTTCACCTATTATCCTTAGGGTTCCGGCTTTAGTTTCTGCTGCCATATACAATCTCTTTCACGCTCTTGTTGCAAATAACAGTACCCATTATCTCTTCTAACTTAAGTTGGATAACTATTCCGGTTACATTAACATCCAGCTTGTCATAGAAAACAGAATAAGGGATATCTCCTGATATTTCTTTGAACATCCCACTCCTGTTCAATAGCAATATGAATTCTTTGGCTTTATTCTTGCATCCTTCTATCACTGCATCATTTTCTGTGCCATCAAAATCGAACTTGGTTTTATCCATGAATGCCATCATACAGTTAGGGCAGTCTCTTAACTGCTGTCTGCCTAGATTAAAAGTTCCGCTTACAGGAAGGAGATTAAGCACTGCCGGCAATTTAATCTTGTCCAGTCTTATATTGGCTGTTTGCCAGTTGTCAAAAAGGTAACTTACACCCTCCATAGAGTCTACTATCTTTTTAATTTTTTGCTCTACCGTCATTTCTTCTTACTTAATATGTTTCTTAATCTACGTTCGAATCTTACTCTTTTGGCGTCCATGTCAAGACATTTATATACTCTGACCCATGGCACGCTGTCTACTTCTGCATGATCAGTGATACCCATGCGCTGTGCATAGTAATCAATCATGCCGAAAGGTCCAAAATTTAGCAATTCGGATCCTGCTTGCTTCTCTTCGGGTGTGGGTGGTACATTCGTCGACGCGAATAGTTTATTTATTCGTTCAACTTCTTTGGCCACCCATTGTACGAATCCCAGTACATCGGTAGCTGGAAGTTGGGATATATAACGTTTACTCAGCCCCATCAGTACAGTACAGGGAACGAACAAGATATCGTGTTCTGTTTCGATGGATTGCAGTTGCATCAGTTCTCCCATATTTATGTCGTTTAGGGTATCTGGTGTCTTATACTGCCCTAGTTGATAAGGTTTTTTCAGTTCATCCAACTTGGTTCTAATGACCTCGGGTTCGGTGGCAATGCTGCTTATTGTCAAAAATTCTTTTACTGTCATATCTTTCCTATTTTTGCTTTTGGTCGTTTTGGTGTTGGTTTGATGCGGAATATCATTGCCATTATCAGCATATCAAGGTAATCTGTGGAATGACCTAATATTTCTTTCATTTTTTCTTTGCTGATTATTCCTTTCTTCCGTGTGTCTGCATCAATATGTGCTTGTTTGAGAACTGACAATTCTTCAATGATCCGTTCCCGCTGTGCTTCCGTGCATACGATACGAAGCAATCGATTGTTAATCATCTCAGCCAGTTTGAAGGCACACTCTGATTTCAAATTGTCAAATTCAGGATTAATAGGTCGTGCTCCTCCATGAAACTCCTTGATACCGTTCAGATAGCTTTCAAGATAGTTCCCCAATCCGTCAGAGTCCGCAATCATCTTACTACGAGGAATTGAGCATTCTATCATCATCCGCTTCAGGTCTGTTTCAATGGATTTTCCAGTACTGTATTCCTGATCCAGTTTGATAAAACACACATTCCCTTTCCAATGACCGGCGATAAATCTGTCTCGTCCCTTCATTGCAAGGTCTGCAGAACCGGTAGATTCACCTGCAGGAGCAATGAACTCATTCGTGAACAAGTCACAGATAGCGTCGTAGTTACACAGGGCAGTCGGGTCATTATCATACTCCCAATTGCCGAAATATAGGCGTTCCTTTGTTACCCGGTCTTTTGTGTTTCGAAGACTTTCGATGTAGTCTTCTGTTGCCCAAGGATTATCCTGCACCAAAGCTTGGATAAATGCATAAGGAGCTTGTAATTTGTCTTCTTTCCAGGGCTTGTAGAATTCACGGTATAGCCAGTTTTTCTTCGGGTTACAGGTGATAAGTATCTTTCCGGGTACATGGTATACATCGTTCGTGTGGCGGCCGATACGGGTTTTCAAGACTTCGAAGGCAAGGTAGTGCACTTCACCAGCTTCCTCTATCCATCCTCCTGTATATTCCTTAGACCCCAATCGTTCATACATCGGATCTTTCACCGGATAATACGTCAAGTCAATATAAACGATTTCACTTCCGTTGTCGAAGGCTATCCCTTCATTTGTTGTCTTGTATGCCGTGAAGCTGTGAGAAGATGCTACCTTATTGAAGGTCACGGTAACGGACTCACGGCTATCCTTCAAATTATTTCGGCCAACAAACCAGCGAGTACCGGGAAGATAGTAGGCACATTGCATCAGCCATTCACAGCCTAGCCATGATTTACCACCACCTCCGGCACCACCATACAATAAAAATTTCGTTTTGCTGTCACGAAGAAAATTGTATGCCAATCGCTGTTTTAAGTTAACCTTTTGCTCCATATCACTTCAATTTGTCAGCTTCGGGAGTATAGGGAAGAAAGTCAAATCCGTTGAAGGGTTTGCCTTGTGTTGTATGATCCACTTCCTGTTTGTCGGACAACCCTAGCTTTCGGGCTATAATGTTTGCATTGAAAGCGCCAACACAGGCTCCTTCAAATTGTTGAGTCTCGATGGTTTCTTCCACCCGCGCGATGACGTGCAAAAAATCTTCATCATTTTTTTTCATGCATTCACTTCTGAAGCTACTCCACCAACGTGATGAAGTACCTAGATAGATACATAATCCGGTGAGAGAGTAGGGGCGCTGTGTAGGTGAAACTTCTTGTTGTGTTTGCTGTTCATTAACAGTTTCTGTTCTTTTACCTTTTTTGCGTCTAACAGGCATGGTACGTTGTATAGCCTTTCTTGTTGTCCATGGGTTTTCATCACACCATTGGAAATATTCGCACGCCGCCTCCCATAACGCTTCAGGCGTGGCGAAGAGTTTATCCCTGCCATGCTTGCTGCGTAACATCCAAAACTGATTTCCTTTAGGTGCTGCCATTGTTTATAGTGTTTTAAAGATTGGTATAATTTCTTTGTCCAGATCCCATTTGCGATTATTGGGAAGAGGAAGTGTGAATTCATATTGCAACGCTTTCAGATAATCATTCTTACTTGCGCTCCTTCCGTTGGTTGATGCTACTTGAAATGACGAACCTCTTAACTCTTTTTCTGGGCTTATCTTCATTCCTTTATCGAATATGTTAAAATCCTTTCCGATGTAAGCTGTGTTTAATCTGATGATGTCAGCTGTGGAATGATAATGCTGGAAGTACCATTCACCAAAACGGAAGTTGGCTGTGAAGTTCTTTGCGTCAAGAAATACGGCTTTAGAACGATGGTCGTGTGTTTCCTTGCGTTCAGATGATTTCTGGGCGAACAGCAGCGGAATGCCAGACCAGAATATCATTCCTCCGGGCTTGCATAATGCTGATAACGAAAGTAAGACATTCTTTTCATCCTCTTCTGAGTTCACAGAGTTCAACACGCTATCGCACACAACCACATCGTACAGCCCGTAGTCCGACAAGGTCTTGCATATGGAAGCACAGTCTTGCCTGATTTCCTTTTCATCAATGATGTCCGCTCCATCTTTGCGGTGGAAGAATTCAATGGCGTCAATGAGATAGCCTTTTTTCTTCAGTATGGTTGCGTAATCCTTTTGTCCGGCACCGAAATCGAGTATGCGCATATCCTTGGTGATGTATGGTATAACCTGCGTTTCATACAACGTTGAATGGCTACGCTTGCTTGGAACCCCGTTCTTTTGCCGTAGCCGTGCCTTTTGGGCAAAAGACTGTATATAGGTCTTTCGTTCCAGATGGGAATACTCGAACACTCCATATTCCTTAGAGAAGTATTTGAGCGCGATTTCTTCTTTCCCTTCTGGAAGGACATATACAAGTAGGTCCATACCTAATAGTTTTACCGTTTTGGCATATACTGTTGAGATGATCACTTTCCCGGTATGGTCACATACGGCATTTGCAAACTGGCCGTAACGGAGAATCATTTTCGTAAGGTCAACAACACGTGAGTTGTTTCCTCCTTTGGAAAGAATGGAGATATCTTTGTTGGATACAGTATAAAATCCTTCTGTTCCTTTAGGAAGACTTACATTGATTTCTGGTTGGATTTCCGACAACTCACATTCCGCATAGTTGTGAAGTTGGTTGAACCTTACTTCATCGGTGGAGTTTACACCATCAAGAATAAAGGCTGGAACATGGGTATACCCAAGCAGCTTCATTGTCTTTGTACGTTGGTGTCCTGCCATGATACGTTTATCCGATTGACGTATGATGATCGGTTTGATAATGCCTAATTCCTTGATGGATTTTTTTAAATCTTCTTGTGCTTCATTAGTGAGCAGGCGTGGGTTATATTCTGCCGGGTTCAATATTGATATGTCTATGTATTCCATCATAAGCTAAGTAGATTATTAACAAAACCAACCATTACACCGTTCTCATCCAAATATTCAGAAGCCCGTGCTTTCAGTGCTTCCAGTTCGCTTTCACTGACTGGAATCTTATACCCCTCAAATACTAAATATTTGATATGAGCTCCGGCTTCATAGTTTGCGTTCTTGAGTACATTATGACTGTCTTCTATATCTTCTGAAAAATCTGTCGGATCAGGAAAGCTGATGCCTTCCATACCCCAATTAAGCAACTCGTTACAATCCCAGTCAAACAACTTGGTTATGTCCCATTGTCCGTTGTTAACGTTATCACGTATGATTAGCTCACGTTCCCTTTCCTCGGTCAGGTTGGGAATAAGAACGGTCGGTACTTGTTGCATACCTAGCGATATACAGGCATCATACCTTTGGTTTCCGGCTATAATGATCAATTCGCCAGTACGGTCTGACAGGATGATCGGTCGGGCTTCGAAATAATCCGGATTGTTTCGGATTGACTCTTTAAGTTTGTCTAGCTGTTCATCCGAAATAGTTCTTGGATTGTTTTCCAGTTTCTTCAGTTCCTCTAGTTTTCTGTAAATAATTTCCATAATTGCTTTTTTTGCGTTACAGAAACGAAGGTACTTAATAAGGGAGCTAAGGGGAAAAATGAGGAAAACAAAGTACTGACACGGCTTGTCAATACTTTGTTATGTGTGTTATAATTCCTTTGTTGATATCAATGCCGAATTGCTGGTAAGATAAAGAATTACAGGAAAGTATTTCACTGGTAACCTGTAAAGTCTTGCATTCTTCTTTGATGAACGTTAATATGAAAAGTGGGAAAGATAGATAATGCTTTTTGCAGATTTTTGGAACGGAGTAGAAACGTGACTTTACTTGTTTTCGTTTTCATTACCATTGTAGCTATCCTCTGATAATCACATATCTTCCGGCGGCTATTTCACTTCTATACTCGACAGAATAGCCCTTGTCTATAAATGCTCTTATGACATTATCGTGCGCCAACTCCGAAATTTGGTGTCTGTCTTTAGCGTCACTTCCAGTATTTTTTGCCCAACAATGAGGCCAGTTATTTCCCCATCCTACGCCATAATGAAAGTAAACACATTCGCCTTTCTTTTTGATTTCCGAGAGGATGAAAGATGCAAGTTCGTCTTCCTCGGATTTTCTTCTATTTGATTTTGGTATTTCTATTGTCAACATACTAATTTTTTTTTGAATTATTTCTTTATTACAACCGCCATAGTGCTAACAGTAGTTCCACTCTCTTTAAACTCGCCAGCTCCAATTTCAAAAACTTCTCCATGTACTTCTTTCAGCCAGTTGCGGAAATCAATACATTTCTTTTCCGAAGCGAATTTCCAGTGTTGGCTAGTTATTGCTGCAAGCGTGCCGCCTTCTTCCAATCGATCATACATAAGCCTGACATGCTCTATATCCTGATTACCGGAAAACGGAGGATTTGCAATAATCTTAGTGTAATGCCCTACACTGTCTTTCGTAAAGTCTTCATCAAGGAGTATCACATTTTCCAACGAATGCAAAAACTCTCTGTTTTCCGGCATCAGTTCATAGCATTCCACTGTTACGGAAGGACAAGCCCTATGAATGGCTTTAATGAGAGCACCGCGGCCGGCACTCGGCTCCAATACCGTATCATTTTCATGTATTCCTCCGGCAAGCATAACCAGCCAGTCGGCAACATCGGACGGAGTTTCAAAAAACTGGTAATCCTGCTGTAGGTTGCACCGTTTACCCTCTTTCAAAACGGAAAACACACGTTTCGGATTAAACGGGAATGTGAAACCTTGTACCTTTCCACCTTGCCATGAGCCGCCGGCTTCTTCTATCCACTTCTTTGCTTCAGCATAAGACTTTTTGTTAAATTGAACTTGAGGAAGTTTCAGAACACCGTCCTCAAGAGTACAATGTTTCAATATCTCTTCCACACTCCATTTTTTGCCTTCGTCAGCCTGCTTTTTCTTTTCAGCTATCGGAACATCCGGCGCTAACAGTGAAGATATTTTTTCTACAACTATGTTGCTTGCGTCCATGAAGGCACTGACGCAAGATATCGCTTCGATCAAGAAATCGGTGTCAACATGCCCGGTATCGTCATAGATGTCTATCCCTTCGGTCATGGATGACAGTTCATTGAGCTGCGCAACACTACCATGTAACGTTTCGATTAAAATCTTTTTTTTGTTCGTCATAACTTTTCTGTAAATAAATTCTTGTTGTGTCTACACTTCCATGACCGAGAAGATCGGCCAGTTGAATAACATCTTTGTTTTTTTTCAGGAACATTTTAGCGAAAAAATGTCGGAAGGCATGCGCGTGCATTTTTTTTGAATCGATACCACAATGTTTACCCCATGCTTTCAGGTGTTGTGAAAAACCTCTCTGAGTCAACGGTCCGTATCTCCCGACAGCAAGAGTACCGGACTTGCCTGTCTCCTTTATATAGTCCTTCACCTCCTGTTGTAATTGCTTCTGGAAAAAGAAACGCCGATACTTGTTTCCTTTCCCTTTCAAAACAACCTCGCCAATTGCTATATCCTCCCATGTGAATTGCTGAAACTCCGAGAGCCGGGCTCCTGTAGTACCCAATACCTTGATGAAGAAATAGTAATCCTTGTTGAGTTTTGTTTTCAGATACTCCAGTAACCGATTATATTCATTCTCGGTAGGAACATTAGAAATATCCAGCTTACGTTTCATTTTAGGTCTCTTTAATTCTATCGGCTTTTTCATCCATTTAGAGAACTTTTCAATGGCTGTAATACGTAACCGGATGGTAGCGGGAGATAATTTTTCTTCTTCGAGACTTTTTATAAACCTCCTGCAATTATCCATGTTTACCTCATTGGCATACTCGAAATACTTCTTCATTGATGTGTAATATATATCAACTGTATGAGAAGAGTAATCATTGTTGTCGGTCAGCCACACAATGAAATCATTAAGTTGTTTCTTGTTCTTATCCGAAATGACATCAAGTTTTTCCAAAGGTTTCACCGCCTTTTCCCTTTTTCCATATCCGATGTTGAGATAGGATAATAGATCGCATATAGCTGAACACATTAGCGAATGACGCACCATGACATCAGCATTTTCACGTTTATAATTCAAATAGCCACGGCGGTTCACTTCTTTGGCCATTTCTAAAAAATCCGTGACATGCTTGATATATTTCCCGACAGTATCATAAGTCCTTCCTGTCGTGTATATGTAAGAAATATAATCAGTTAATATCTTCTGTCTGTCACTATTCATGGTTATTTATTTCTTTTTTTTGATTTAATCTTGATTGGATTGTTTTTGGTACCAGTACCCAACCATTTTAATTGGATGCCATGTATCCGGAGCCAATATTTAAATTCGGACGTGGTTGTCTGTTTCATATCTGTTCCGATTTGAATTTCTTGTTTATTTCTTTTTCAGCAGCTCTGGCCCCTTTCTTGAAACCCTCTACAAAGCTGTCAAAACAGGCTCTATGGATTTCTAAAGTGCATCTTTGCATAAGTGGGCAAATCGAGCATTTTTGGCTAAGCCCTGCGGACTTCTTGGCTATTTTCGTTACGTTTTTCATTGGATTTTTAAATTAATTATTACGATTTCTTTCCGCTGCGACTTCACTCATACACATCTTGCACCAGGAGGTGAGACATCGGTATTCCTTATCCCCACATCTGACAGTCCTGTTATAAAACCGGTGGAGCGGAAGGGAACGTCCGCAATGCGGACAAACCTTTCTTCCGGCTTCCGTACCGGCAACCGTCTTGGCTTTACGGTGTACAAGCGTACATCCCCTGCATTCATCCAGTCTGCCTTTGTACTTCCGGCATTTGTGCAGGGAGATGCGCCCGCATGGAGCGAATTTCTCGCAGTCGAATCTGGGTTCTGTGTGATAGATGTTCATGCAGTAAGTTTTTTGATCAGACTCATGTTCTTCTCCACCAGCCGGATAATGCAGTCATGATACTCCGATGTTCCGTTGCATACGGCTCTTGACTGTACTATCTGAAAAGATTTAAGATTCACTTCGATGGTTTCCACATGTTTTTCTCCGACTATGGCTGTCATGATCAGGCATTCACTGCGTCTGTAATACCTGTTGGCGTATACACAATGGTGCATGGCTTTGCCCTCCTTGTAGAACTGGGTTACGCTTTCAAGCGGACGGATGACTATGCCGTCGCCTTTGATTTCCATGCCGAAGAATCTTTCCATCCGGTTGTAGAATGATGCTATATCCTCCTTGAGCTGCTTTTCTTTTTGGATAGCCTTTATTCTGTCCCTTTCCCTTCTTTGCCTTGCCTCAATTTCATTTTTCTTTCTTAGTAATCTGTCGTGCTCGGCTTTTAAATTTTTGGGACATACGTATTTGGCGTTATGCAGATCCTTGTGGAAATAGGACAGCAGGCTTATATAGTCATTCCACATGCTTGCATCTCTGATTGTATAACGGTTGCGGTTGCAGATGTTGAAGGACGGTTTATATCGGAGTTGGTAATAGCCCGTTTTGTACATGTGCTTTAACATATCCGTCTGTCCGGTCTTGATACATAATTCCGCATCATTGCCACCTTTCAGAAGGTCTCGTACAAGTTTTGAGGGGGGTACATCGGGGAACCGTTTCCCGATTCCCCGCTTTCTCAATTCCGGGATTAGTTTCTTTCTTGGATATATCCATCCCCATATCGCATATAGGTCTCCACGATAATTCCAGCTGTAACTGCCGTATTCACCCTTTATGCTCAGTGGTTCCGAATATATCCATCCGCTGCTTCCCATATTCATCGGTTTTGCCATGATGGTGCGTTTCCCCTCGACGGTGATCCATTCCTGAACCACTTCAAAGAAAGCATAGTGAATATAATCCTGTCTGCTGTTCAAATCAAAATTCCTTTTTCTGACGTACTTGCAGCATAGTATATGCCTTATGATCTGGAACTCTCCGGCGGTCTGTAAGATGGACATGTACTTTTCTTCCTCGACTTTTCGTTTCCGGCTGATCTTTACGTCCAGTTTGTGGTGGCAGTACGGGCATTCGGTCGTATCACTGAGCAGGGTAGTCCCCAGCTCGCTATTGCTTGTGTCTATCCATGTTCCGCCGCACTCGGAACACCATAGCTCATCCTTGCACCTATATGCTTCGTGGGTGAATATATGTTCTTTCGCCCATTCTTTTTGTACTTCGGTAACGGCGGACAGTTTGCTGCTCAGTCCGGTTACACGTTTCTCAAGTTTCGTTCTCGGTTTCATGATTAGAACAAGCTCATTTGTTGTACATTATCATCCGCTTTCTTTCGGACGTTTTTCTTCCTGAGTGTCTGGTATTGTTCTTCCGCTAGCCGTGCGATTGCTCTGTCACGTGCCGCTTTCTTATCTTCCTCGGTGAGTTCCACAGGTTTGGCGGGGGATGATACGGACGCTTTCTCTCCGGCAGGCAGCCGGTTTATTTTGATATCGTCCTCATCATAGTAGTGCACTGCCATCCCGTAGACCTCCTCGTCTGAAATCGCTATGGCGTTACCACGCTTCCTGGCTTCACCCATGATATAACTACAGCATTCATCAATACTTTTCTTCTCATTCGCATATTTGGGGGCGAACAGTGAATCTTCTTCCGCCCGTTTGTCCAGATAGGCTTTGATTGCCTGTTTGAAACTGTCATTCTTTGCCATGATAAATTTGATTTTGAAGTGGTTGATTATATTAGTTATTTTCGATTGATTCTGATATTATAATCACAGAGAAACCTGCCGATATCATCACTCGCAATGTTGGGGGGTGGTGCATTATCTCCGTATATAGCCCGTATTGCATCCTCATTTCCCCCGTATGCCTTCCAATAGGTGTAGGCAGTATGGTTATTGGGAACGTTAGGAAAAAGTTCTGTGAAGGCGCTGAAATCGTTTTTAGCCTTTTCTTTGAGCTCCTGAATGTTTTTTACTCCCTCAATCATGGCGCACGCTGCATCTTCTATCCGGGTGAAACCTTTTTGGGATTGTTTCATGGCGGTTTCATTGGACAGTTTGACGTGCTCGTCTCTTCTATCCCTGCAAAAGTCCGATAGGGCTACCATAATGGACTGGTTGTTTATCCTGTTTCCCCAGACGAACTGTCCACGGCTCCCGTTTTTAAGCTGTGTGAAGAATATGCAAAGCTCGGCTAGATTGAGAAAATAATAGCTGGCCAATATGCTTAGCGCCGTTTCGGCAAGTTGTTGAGGTGCGATATCAATGCCTGCGTATCGGAGGATTGATTGCAGGTGCTCTGTGATAATCCTGACTGATGTGGCGTTGCCGAAGACAACATTGATGTCCGCAAGGGTGGGAATACCCTCAATCCTGATTGCTTGTGCTAATGTCAGGTTACAATTCAGCTGGGCTTGCGTGCCGGACCAGTTGTCAACCAATTGGGAGGCTGTTGATCCATTTCTCAAGGTCTGCTGGAGCGGTGTCAGTGTCTCCGGCTTTTTCCTGGATTGAGGTATCTGTCCTGGGGACATTATCACAGTGATCTGTTTTTGTAGGCTTGTTTCCATTTTGAAGTCTTTTTTCGATTATCCAAAGGTTAGCCCGGCTGTCCCATCGTTCAATTTTAGCCCCGTTGGTGTTTTTCCAGCTTAGCGCATCGAAGTGGTAGAAGAATATCTCCGCCTGCTGCTCCCAGTCCGGGAGCTTGTCACGGAAGTAATCTTTCACCTGTTCCAGGGTAGGGGCTATAAATTCGGTTTTTGGTTTTGAAGGCTTCTTTTTAGGTTTTTCCTGCTCGGGCTTAAATAACTCGCTAGAGTTATTATTATCTTTACTCTTAAGTCTTATATTAATGTTAGCCTTTTTACTTAAAGGTTTACTTAAATCATTACTTAAGAGTTTACTTAAGGGTTTACTTAAATCATTTAAGTAATAAACGGGCGATTTCGCATTTTTCTTACCTGACTCAAACTGTAGTAAACCTTTTTGCTGTAATCTGTTCCTGACTTCAATTACGGTTGGTTCTGATATACCGGTTGCGAGGACGATTCGTCTGTTGGGACACTCAAACGGATTCTCCCAACCCCGACTATTGCACTCGTTCAAAAGGAAGAAGTACAAATAAACTTCGTTCGAGGAAAATGCTACACTCTGATGTGTCTTCCAAAATTGGTTTACGTAATCTATATAAGTCATTGTAGGTAAGAATTTACTTCGTTTATGAACTCCTGTAGTGAATGGCAGATAACATACTTGTTTTGGTATCTCTCTGCTTCTGTCTGCCACGTTCGTTGGTGCTCGCTCTGTGTACCCTTCGGTGTCTTCATCTCTATGCAGAGGGAAGCCCATCCCTTTTTGGGTATGAGCAGGATCAAATCTGCCACACCTCTCACTGCTCCTTCATACTTCATCCGTGCTCCTGTCTTGGCATCACGTTTGCCACCGTTAGGCACTGCAAAAAGCATACGTGCCAGTTTGGGATATTGTAACCGGAACCATACCAAACAATCATGTTGTATTTGGCTTTCTGATAATGGTGTTGTCTGTTTTCTCATATTCTTCCGTTGAATAGGTTCATTGCCATATCTACCACATTCTCCTTAACCACATCATCCGTCCCTGTCACTCCGTTGGCTATTCCTTTTTTGGCCTGAATGACATCATACATATATTTGTCGATAGTATCCTTTCCAAGATAGTAGTAACAGTTTACGTTGTTCTTCTGTCCGTTCCGATGCGCTCGGTCTTCTGCCTGCTCACAATCGGAGAAAGTCCATGGGAACTCGATAAACGCCACACGGCTGGAAGCTGTCAATGTAAGACCTGTACCTCCTGATTTGTAGTTAAGGATGATCAGCTTGCAAGAAGGGTCGTTTTGGAAGCGGTCTACCGCTGTCTGTTTTTGAGTAGCATTGTCTTCGCCTGTAACGGTGACAGCTTCAGGGAATATCTTCTTTAGTTCCTGTACTACTTCTTTCAGGTAAGCAAAGACTATCAGTTTCTCACCTCCGTCAATCACGTCATGGATGAATTCGGAAAAGACTTTGATTTTTCCCCTGGCTGATATGGCTTTCAATATTCCCATTTTCACCATTACCTCGCCTCTTAATGCCTTGGCCACCTTTTCATCGTCCGCATTCTTGTAAGTCCGGAGATACTGTATCAGGTCGGCTTCCGCTTTGTCGTATTCTTTGCGATTGGATATGTCCACCTCTATATATTGGCGTGACTTGTCCGGCAACTGAGTGAGTACCTTGGCCTTTTCGCGCCGGAAGAAGCAGGTCGATGATAACCTCCAGTTCAGTTCTTTCACATTGCTTGACTGTTTAGGTCCATCGCAGAACCTCTCTACGAAACACTTGTATCCTCCGAAATCCTCTAATCGTCCCATTATCTTGAGTTGTTGTATAAGGTCTGTATTGTTGTTCACTACTGGGGTTCCCGTCAGTTCCAAGATATATTCTTTGCCTTTACATATTCCTTCTACGAACTTGGATTGCTGGGTCTTGGTGGATTTGCACTTGTGTGATTCGTCAATGACTACGGATTTGAATAACGATATTCGCGGGTCAAACTCAATGGATTTCATGGTAAACCGTGCATCCTCCTTTACTTTAAGTACAAAAAACTTTTTCAGTGATTCATAATTTGTTATGAATATGTTGCAGCATTTAGTCTCAAAGAAACGGTGCCAGCTGGCTTTATTGCGATCATCCAGAATCATGGCATTTTTTCCGGCAAATTTCTTAAATTCACGTTGCCAGTTTATTTTCAATGCGGCCGGACAAATGACAAGGCACGGATACGCTTTTGCTATCGTAACCGTGCCTATTGCCTGTAATGTCTTTCCCAGTCCCGGTTGGTCCCCGAATATGCACCGCTTGTGCTGTAGCGCATAAGCGATGCCTTCTTTCTGATATTCGTACGGTTCCAACAGCAATCCGTGTGGAACCGTAAGTTTTGGAAGGTCGGGAATAGTATAGTCATTATACTCTCTTGTTGTCACTTTGTGCTGTACCCGGCTGCATATCTTTGTCTGTACCGCCCAATCTGCCATCATCCTCACGTATTCCTTATCTTGTAGAGATACCTTCCAAGCTTTTTCGTCAGCGATATAGGCTGCCCGGATATTCTGTTTTACACTTGGAATCCGTTTGACTAGCTCCACTAATCTTGGATGATATGGGAAGGCTAGTTTGAAGCAGTTGGGGGTAGTAGTTACGCAAAATGGGGACGGCGGTATCATGATGCAAGTTGTTTGACTTTACGTGGTTTACGTGATTTAATTTTCTTTCCGTTCATTATTATGTCAACCCCTGCATCATTCATAGCCTGCTGGAATTCCGCAACCTCTTGATTGAAGTCTGTACCGGCTTCTGGAATGGCGTCCGGTTGTACGTCTGCGTTCGCCGTGTCTTCCTCAAACGGAAGTTCCTGTTGTACAATTCGCCATTTTTTGTTGAACAGATACTCTTTGACTTCGAACTCACAGGATTGGATTTCCTGCTCCAGCTCGAAGGCATTGATATACGATTCATTCTCATTATTGAACATGGTGAACGGAGCGCATAGGTTCAGAACTTTTCCTGTTTTGAGAAAACGTTTGGCTATCAGAGTAACCCCTTCATTATCTCCATCTCCGCCAATGGAATACCCTGTAACGTCAAGCACCTGTCCTATGATATCAGGCACTTCATCTACTGATTCTATACCGTCCACTTCTTTCTGTTCTGTAAGCAAAGCGGCGTGGGGATTCAGCTTGCTGAACGCATTGATAAGGTCTGATGTTACCAGGTTCTTGCCTTCTACGGTGGTTGTACCATTCTCATCCTTGTAGGTGGCCACCAAGGTACTGTCCTTGGTGATTTTAGCTTTTATGATCTTCATTATCTTCTATATTTATATTCGTTGACAAATTCGTTATAATAACGGTCTTCCGGAAGGGGAAGTGTTATTCCCAGTTCCGTGGCTGCATCTGCTTTGACCTTATTCAAAAAGTCCGTCATTTGCAGTGTGTTCAGTTTCGATGTGCTTCCGGCTATGACCGTTTCTTTTCCTTTGATAATGGTTGTCCTTCGTAGATATAGGTTGCAGTAATAATCGTGTACGTCCTGTTTGTCCGTTCCTGTTTCCTGTTCGATACAGGTAAACCAAAGCCACATTAGGGCGTTTTGACTTAATGTGCGCGGCTCTGTGTAACGTTCGATAATTAACCTGTAACGACCGTTACGGAGCTGCGAGCACATGAAATCAAAGGACTTGTTCAGTGTTACCACACCTTTTTCTTTTATAAGGATAGCTTCTTGTGCCATTATTCCAGTCCGAAAATCTTCTTGTCCGTGATAGATTCTCTATTAGCTTCCAAAAACTCTATGAAATGTTCTACGTGTGCCGTGAGCAGTTTCACTGTCTGTTCGTGATTGTAAGTATAATATTCCGGATATTGCGTACCACTGATAAGCGGTGTGCGGCTGGTACCGCCTTTCAGCGCATAAGCCGTAAACTCAAATGCCTTTATGCTTTCCATCTGACCGGAAGCAATTAGGCAATAAGGGTAGACATGGCGCTGCCACCCGTGGGCGTATTTGCCGAACTCGTATTTAGATGTGGATTTTATGTCATAAACAACATCCTTTCGGAGTTCGTCGATAAATCCGTATAACTCCACATTTCCGTACTGGGTAGGAAGAATGGCGGATACATAGACCTGACTTAATGAGCCTTTGAAATACTCTGCCTGTTCTATACACCATTGTCTGTCAAAAAGGAAATGCCGTGCAGGTGCGATATCCGTTGCTGGAAAAGCTACTTGTATGGTATTGGTTTCCTTATCGCCAATGATGGAGTAGGGGGAACGCTCTGTCGGCACGTGATTTTCGCAATGGACATAGCAGTCAATGATAGCATTGAAGGCTGTTCCCTTGTCGGCTGCTTCACTCTCAAACGGTACACGGTTGATAGCATCCAGAAGGTCTTGCTTCAGGCTCTCTTCGATTTCTTCCGGAGAGCGTTTATACTCTCCGGTTTCATTATCAATGTTCCAGAAGTTTTCCACTTCTTCATCAGCTCTCAGATACTTGTCGAATTTGTCAAGTAATGAGGGATAGATTCTATAACTAGGCTGCTTCATATATTTTTTTGACTTTGTCGAATTTCAATCCTAATTCCTTGCATCTTTTATTCAGTAGCATACCTGCTTGTAATTTGCTGTCGAAGATATGCTGCAGGCTCTCCAGTGATTGTTTCACTTCGTTGGCCGTGTCCGCATCCGCTACCATGGCTATCTGTTCCTTGATAACTTCCATAAGACCTTCATATTCGGAGGACAGTTCTGCCTGTTTTTCCTGATAGGTCTGATAAGTGTTTACAATCTTTGTCATAAAGTCGTTCGGTCCGGTGATTGTACCTTCTGCATTAATGATAACTGGTATCTTTATGCGTGCCGGAAGATTGCAGGTATTCTTACCGTAGAATTTCTCGCACGGATCAAAAGAGATGGTTCTGTCCTTACCTATGGCTTCCATATAGCCTACAAGATCAAGTTCTTTAATCAGGTCACCGGCAGAAGAACCTCCGATTTCCGGGCGTATCTGTTTGTCTTCTCCGTTCTTTTCCTCGCGTTCATGGGCTACGAATATTACTGATTTACCCATTAGTGTGACTTGGTTTACGAAGTTGATGAACATATTCTTTCGTACTCCATATCCTTGCAGGGACAGTGTGCCATCCGCTTTCTTCATTTTGGGATTGTTTTTCATTATATATTTATCCATGAAGGATAACATTTTTCCTGCCGTATCAATAACGATGGTCTTGTATTCGGCAATTTCTCCGCTCGTAAGAACTTCATCCACCTCTTCCCATTTGGAAATTTGTACGGTGTCTACACGGTGGGCTGCATTCACACGGTGAACGCCACCGTCAAAGTCCAGGAGTAGTGGCTGGGGAGAGCTTAACGCCAGTGTGGTCTTTCCCATACCAGGTTGTCCGTAGATTAATGCCGACAGGGCATTCTTAACTGTCAGTTCGTTAGGTTTTTTGATAAGTCCCATAATCAATAATTTTTAGTGGTTAATAAATGAGTTAAAAAAAATAGTTCCCGGATAGTCGGCCAGGACACACCGGGATAAATAAGGATATAGAATATAACATATAAAGAGGGCTCTCACCTCACGCTGTCCTTTCCAGCGGCTTTGGGTTAAATTATTATCTAACAAATTGCTCTCTGCTTCACTGCCTTGAAGTCTCTAACATGGCTACGTTTATAAGGGTGTACGGCTCCCTCTCTTTGGGTGTGGGTAATACAGGATTCGAACCTGTATCTGTATTCCTCCTGAAAACAATCACAAACCGTCTGAACGTAAAGAAAAAAGTGAATACCGCTTTTCCATTAAGCTAATTACCCGTGTGGCTTATGCCACTTTCTTTTTTAATTTTCTAGGCTTCCTTGGCATTTTGACCTGTGCATAACGCAGGACATCACTGGCATTGCAGAACCATTTCCCGTTTTGTGCGCATGTAGGCTTGTCGGAACGTATTTTGTTTTCTTCGATCAGTCTGATAAGCCTTCCTATGCCTCCAACTATTTTGGCCGCTTCTCTTTTACCGAATGTATGGGTGTCCATGATGGCTAGGATGTCTGCTAGCCGTGCTTCTGCCGTTCCATCAAATAAGATGGATGTCCGTAGTTGGTTGTTAACTGTATAGTTCATAATCTGAATCTGTTTTTGTTCGTCTTGTTCTTGATACTTGGGTGGTTCTTGTCTTTGCTCTGCTGCATTGTCTCATGTCGGGATGAAAATCCAATGCGGCAATGACAAGGAACAGGATGGAGAAGAATAGCTCAAGCCCGTGTTTACGTATCTCTTTTATATCGAAGTTGATCTTCATGCGCTCACAGAACATGTATAATACAAGCTCGGTATCTTTGGAAATACCCAGCTTTTTGTATATATCCCGCTTCTGTGCTTTGATGGTCCATTCCGAGCGTTGCAGACTGTCGGCTACTTCCTTGTCGGCCAAACCCTTGCAATATTGTTCGGCGACAAGATGCTCGCGCTCTGATAGCGTAATCATGACACACGCTGGATTTTGAACTCTCCGCGCTTGCGGTCAACCTCTCCTGTTCGTTTCCAATCGGCATTTTCTACACACATCTCCAATCTTAGTCTGGAAATGGTTGTGTTGACGGAAGATATCGCACGCACAGGGAACACAACGATATCACCTACCTTCATCGCTCTCAATGTGGCCGCCCAATTTTCTGTTACTTTTACCATATTACTTCAATTTAGCGAGTTTAACGATGTTGTCTAGAGCATTAATGCTGCTTTCGTGTCGTGCCTGTAGGCGGGTGAACGAATCGAGCCACATGTCGCTCTGTTCCTTGACTTCTTTAAGGTCTTGTTCCAGTTCTTGCACACGTCTTACAAGGTCTTCGTGTGTCATGCTTTGTAATTCTTCTACTGTTGTCATAGCTTTATTTTTTTTGATTTTCAATATTGTCAAGTTCGTTGCTTATCACTAATGATGTTACCGCGAAGGCGGTGGATGCTATCCAGAACCATACGCCCATATCGCACATGGTAATAAGGAGTATCGTGTATGATACTGCGCATAATATTGATATTGCTTTCATTTGATTGTGTATTAGTTTGTGCCCCGATAACCTCTCTCTGGTCTTCCCACCGGAGTTGTCAGCTACTGTTCTTCACTGCATAACCGTTCGGGGCATGATCGCCCTTACTTCGCCCGGCTGCTTGCATCGACCTTGTTACAGGCTGCTTGCTTCGACCGTTAGTTCTCGCGTCCTCTATGCTGGGATTGAGGGTAAGCGCCAGTATCGCTTTCTGGAACGGATTGCTAAGGGCAATCACTCCATGTAGTTCCTGCCATACCTTTTACGGATTGTTTCCGGTATCGAGACCGGACAGGATAATCCTGATTAATGTCCTTATTAATCTCCGCAGTACTGGGAACCTAAATATCCACGGCTGTTGGAGTTGTAGCAGTCTGACCATTCGGCTTTGAAAGTGACTTTTTCTGCTTTGACCGGAGTGAACACCTTGTTATTTCTTTCTTCCTGTTGTCTTGCCAGCTCTTCCTGCATTGTAACATTCAGTTTTGCCAGTTTCCATGTTGATTTCAGAACTTCACCGAAGGTCTTGCCTTGTTTCTTGCCTACATACTTGTAAGTTCTGTGGGCATCTCTCATAATCTGTCGTAAATCGAATCTTTTCATTGTCTTACCTCTTTTTAGTTAGTCAATATTTTTGCACTTCCGAACTATTTTTCGTTCCTTTGTGCTGTTGTTTATTGTTTGATGTTGCAAAGATACTAACATCACTGATATATCAATGATATTAGCCTATAAATATCACTGATATTAACTTTAATTATCATTATAGGCTTAATATATTAGTGATATGTACGATTTGAAAGGATTTAGACAGGCTTTTAATCTTACTCAAAAGCAATTGGCAGAGATTCTAAAATGTCAGCAGTCAAATATCTCTGGAATGGAAAAGACTATGAGAGACTTAGAACCGATACAGAAAAAAAGGCTGGAAGAAGCATACGGTTCTGAGTCCGTGGCTAAATTTGTTGTATCTTCTTTTTTGGAAAGTACGATAAATGATAGTCGAAACAAAGGGGATATGGGAGGCTACACTACATATCTTCTTCCCATGTCAGCTATGGGAGGAACGCTTACGGGTTTTGCGGCTCCAGGCGCAATGCTCCAAAATTGTGAGGCTATAATTTCACCCATTGAAGATGTAGACTTTGCCATTACAGTATATGGAGATAGTATGGCACCTGAATACCCCTCAGGTTCCCGTATTTTGATAAAGAAGATAAACCCCAATATTTTTATAGACTGGGGTAAAACATACGTTTTGGACACTGCAAATGGGGTTATAGTAAAGGAACTCCATGAATGCAAGGGTAAGGAAGGTTATGTGAAATGCCATTCGGTTAACCCGGACCCGAAATTCTCGGACTTTGACGTTCCTTTGTCAGAGGTGTACGGCGTATATCGAGTACTTATGTGTATGTCGGCAAAATAAGAAAAATATGCTCAACTGGAAAAATCAGAACGGAAAGAAATATCTTCATTTTGTTCCGGATGAAGAATGCACATGTATATATGTAAATGTTCCTATACGCGCTATCTTATATGAAGGATATAAGACATGCTTGATTAGCTCAGGAGACTTCATCATTTTAAAGCCGATTGGTCAAAAATCTTTTTCACTAAAGTCTGAATATTCAGGCGTCTTGACTTATATGGCTAAAGAATGGGAGATGCATGGAGTGCTATTTTCTGATACTGAATCTGATTTATTGTATATTGATACGTCTGAATCTAGTATTATGGAGTATAAAAAATGGATTGATGAGTTGGAAAACAGGAGAGCAATAAATAAAATAAAAGAGAAGCTTCTTGCAAAGAAACGAAAGCAAGACTTAGAAAAGGCTGCACTGCAAGAGTTAATGGATGAGGGAGAAATCTTTCCGGAAGCAAATAAGCGACCTCCTATACCTAAAGAAGTCGTTGATGTAGTTTGGAGAAGGAATGGAGGAAAATGTGTTTATTGCGGTTCTACTGAAAACCTGCAGCTTGACCATATTATTCCCTTTTCCAAAGGTGGTGCGACTACAGTGGAGAATCTTCAATTATTATGCCAAGAATGCAATCTACAAAGATCAAATAAAATAGGATAAACTTATAATTAAATTTAAGATGAAAATACATCATTATACTTCTATTGAAACATTAGAAATGATTCTTAAGAACAAAAGTATAAAGTTTAATCGTTTGGATCAAGTGGATGATAAAGCAGAATATAAATATGACTCAACGGTTTATGATACGAATATAAAATTAGGTAAATATACTTTTGTGAGTTGTTGGACTAAGTCGGAAATGGAAAATATTGATTTATGGAATCGATACGGGAAAGGGAATAAAGGTGTAAGGATAAGTTTGGATGAGGATATGTTTGAAACTTACGATGTGGGAACTGTTAATAGATCATTTTATAATAATAGGGAATATTGTTTTGAAAATTTTGTAGTCAGTTCTTATATTAATAAAGTCGGTCTTGTTGATGTGAAATATGAACAAAATATTGAGCTATATTATAAAGAAGCTATCAAATGCTTTGATCAAGGAGTTGCGTTTAAACATGATAATATTGGCATTTATAAGAAAAGGGAATGGGGATTACAGAATGAAAGCCGTTTCATTATTCATGCACAACCGTTTGAACCGGCTTTAATGAGCAATCATCCTTTGAGCTTTCCGTTGGCTCTTGGTACTGCTTATAGAAATGGAATGGAGCTGAGTAGAACAGCCCTTTATATTCCATTAAAGCAGGAAGTTTTAGAGCATTTAGAAATAACAATGGGACCTGGAACAACTGATGAAGATCGGAAAAAGGTTGAAAAGATATTGAAAGATTGTAATATTAAAGCAGAAATCAAAGATAGTGCATTAAAGGGGGATTTATAATATGACTATTCTGGAAAATGTTAGATTATGCTTGGCTAGGTATAGTAGTTCAGTTTATTGACGAAAACAAGAAAGATGTGAAACATGTTATTGAAAGCCTTGATGATATTTATAACTATGAGGATGAATTCTTTAAGGCGATCGATATGTACGAACATAAGGAATAGGATAAAAGTTCTAGAAGATTAATTAAAGATAATTGCAGCATTAGCAAATGTATTGTTAGTGCTGCAATGTGAATATTGGAGTTTTATTATATATGGTTCAAAGCATATATGACTGTTCGTGTCAGTGGAAAAATCAAAAACACTGTAGGCTTTCACCTTCATGCAAAGGGTGGGGATGTCGATTTCTGTCTACGCCCATTGAAGAGATTCCAGCAACAATCCAGGAGAAAGCAAAGCTCTTTTCCAAAGTGTACCGGGAAGCGAAGCAAAAGGGAGTGCTGGAATGCCCACACTACCGATCAATTTTCATAGATGAGGTGCTGGCCAATTTGCCGAAGGGTGAAGTGTGTTAAATAAATGGTTTATGTTATTGTTTATTGTTTGATTTTCGTATATTTGCAATAAATCTTAATTTGAATGGGAAGTTGGAGTGAACAACAGGAAGTAAAGAAAGAAGTCAAGGAAAAGGACAAGGTAAGACGGGAAAAACTTGCCGGGTTGTTTTTTGATTTAGCAAAACTTTCATTTGCCGGACTTGTTGTAGGTGGAATAGTTTCCATGAAGCCTGATGTAGATATAACTCTTGACATATACAGGGTTATTATAGGTGGAATCTCTACCATCATTTTTATTAGAATAGGAAATACAATTTTAAAATAAAGTGGATTATGGACATGTTAAGTTTAGTATATACAATAAGTGCTGTTGTAGGTGGTGGATTTTTGGTGTGGCTTAACACAAAATCCGGGAAAAAATGGCTCGCAAATCTATAG